TTATTTTTTCAAGGCCTTCGTGTGGGACTCTGGTGTGGGGTTTTGCAGAAAATCATCCAAAATCTGGCTCACGCACTCTGTCGATGACCCCAAGTCCCGAAGGTAGATTTCCGTGGTTCCGAGCCTCTGGTGCCCAAGGAATTTCTGGAGTTCGAAAGGCGTGGCCTTTTTGCTGTCCCGGGCCAGCCGGGCCACGTAGTGCCGCAAGGCATGAAATTCCATTTTTTTGACTTCGGCCCGCGCACAAATTCTGGCCATGAAAAATTTCATCGGCCAACTGTGCTTTGACCAGCCCGTCCTCGTCTCCGGGTTCGTAAAGACAAAAGGGCTCTGCCGGTCCCGATCCTTCCACAGGCGCTTGAACATGGTCTCGAGCATCGGCGGCATGGTGAGAGTTCGGTACTGCCTGGCCCCGCCCTTCCTCTTGCGGGTCCACAGGCGGAGCTCCCTGCGCTCCATGCTCATGTCGTCCCACAGAAGATTACGGATCTCCCCGATCCTGGCCCCGGTCAGCAGCAACGTGGTGATGATGTCCGTTTCCCACGGCGTGGCCGCCAGAAGGACCTTTTGGATATCCTCGGCCGGAGGCACATAGCGAACCGCCTCCTCTTCGGGAAATGGCGTGACGTATCGGCAGGGGTTGATGGTGATTTTCCCAGCGAACTCTTTTTGGTGAAGAGCCCAGTTGAAGAGGGCATTGATCTCGCGCAGGTCGCGATTGGCCGTCTTGTTGGGATCGTTGCCCCGATCGATGGCCCGCTGCCGGCTGACCTTGAGGAAGTCGGCGACCCGCCCGTCTGTCACATTCTTGATGGGCACGTTCCCGCCCATGAACTCCATGAGCTGTTCGAAAACAAAATCCTTTTGCGCTACTGTCGTCGGCCGCAGCCGGCCCTCGCAATAGTCGAGATATTCCCTAGTTACCTTTTGGGTGAGCAAATCTGTCACTGCGCCATTTTTTGCTTCCTCTGCCAGACGCACCCGTTCTGTCGCGATCCACGTCTGCGCTTCTGACTTTTTTTGAAACCCGGCCAATGGGTATCGCTCCCCCTGAAACTCGAACTCCGCCCGGTACCGCGTCCCCGCTTTGGTCTTGTACTTGGTGACCGACACGGCCAACCTCCTTCAGGTGATTTATGACCTCGATAAGGTCAAAGCGGGCGGCCTTCAAGTTGTTGCCCTCGGTGCCCGGCGCGAAGAAATGGGGAAGCTCCTTCCAGGCCCGGCGAAAGGTTTCCGGATTCGTGCGAAGATACTGGCAAAGCTCTTCGTAAGGCAGGCAACAGACTTCTGGGTTCACTCCCCTACTCCTCCCTCAAATTCCCGGCCGGCACGGTCACGCGCTGCCCGCCGTCCAACTCGACCAAATGATTCCGGCCCCGCCGCACCTGGCTGACCAGGACGATCCGGCCCACGGCCCCGTGGTGAGGCATCGTGTGGGCGTAGGCCCGGGCGTAGTGGATCCGGCAGCGCTGGCCGGGGCGGGGGTTGGTCAGCATGGCGAAAATACCTCCAGATGTTGGTCCCCCCGCACATACAGTGGGTGCCGGGGGCTCCCGTCCTTTGCCCGGCCGAGACAGTACAAGGGCGCACCAAGAAGCATCCCCAAGACCGCCTTCGGCCGCTGCGCGCGTTCCTGCCGTATGCCCGCACCCCAGGCGCAGACGATGCGCTGCGCAGCCCGGGCGGCACGGGCGATGTAGTCGTCATTTTCCGGTCCTACCGGGTCACAGCCCTTGCCCATCATGGCCGGGTCTGTCTGGATCTCAGCGAACAGATTGACGACGGTGAAGCCTTCAAATCCCCATGCCCCCGAGAAGCCGCGGACTCGCCGTATCGTTGGATCGTCAACGGCCGCGTCGGCCACGGAAAGATTGAGCATGATCCACACAAGATTCGCCGGATCGCCGCCCCATGAGCGCGTCAGGCGGTAGCGCCAGGGGCCGTGGATGATGGCCCGGCAGACGTAGGGGGTGGAACAGATCAGCACGTGGACATCTCCTGGATTTCGTGCGGGTACTCGATCTTGAAAATCCCCAACCGACCCTTGCAGGCGTGGAAAGGCAGCGGCCGGGCATCGGTCAGCACCCAATGCCATTCGCCCGGGATGGCCCAGGGCGAGGCGTGGCCGCGCACGCAGTCCACGACGGTGGCCATGCCGACGATTCCGCCGGTTTGGGCGTGCAGGTCAGCAATGGGGAGCTTGTCCGGAAGTTCTGTCCCGGTGGCCATCATCGCGCACTCCATCTGATCGAAGTCGTCACGGACATCGTCGAGCCGAAAGGCCTTACCGGCGTGGATCAGGATCGGCCCTCGGTACTTCGTCGACCAGGACCGGTTTTCCACGTCCTTACCGGCGCATAGGATGGCCCAGGCCCAGGGCTGGCGGATGGAGAGGCAGGGCATGGTGGTCATCATCGGGAGGCCCCCGGAAACTTGTTATGCTCCACACCGTCGAGGAGGCGGCCGGCGGCGTGTTTGCCGAGGCGAACCACAGGAGTGACATCGTCAAGACGGCGAGACGGTGATGGCGATTCGGCTCCGGTCCAAGGTGCCCACTCGCCCCACTGCTTAAAAAAGAACGGGACTCGCGCCGCCGCACACTGGTCGCGCAGGGACCGCGCCCAATCAGGGTGCATAGGCCGGGCGTTGGGGCCGGACTCGCCGCCGCAGATAACCCAGGAGAGGCCGCGAGGCATCCAAGGACGACGGTCATCGCAGCAAGCGCAAAGGCCATCGACCGAACCGCACTCGGGGCAACAATCTGTGGCCCCGTCCGGGTAAAAGACATGCCCGCACTCGGGACACTTCGCATCTTCCTCCTCATTGATAGGAGGCATCATCGCGTGGTGACCGCATTCTGGACAGGATGTTTCCACTTCAGCGGACGAGCCAGTCCACCCGCAATCGCAATCCCAATCATTGCCCTGGAGATAGGGCCGGAGATTCACCGGCCCCAGCATCGGCTCCACGCTCACGAACCGCTTTTCGGCCGGCGTCTCCAGGAGGACCGGGATGCGCTTATCGGCCATGGCCTGGTTCTCAGCCGTAACGCCAAGCCAGACGTTGGGGAGGGGCCAAGACGGTACTGCCTCAACTCCTCTGAATTCGAGCCGGTAGGCGCTTTCGGCGCGAAAACGCATCTGGCCACACCTCACCGGAAAGTCTCCGCTGGAAAGAACGTCGAGCATCCGTTGGGGGCGCTTGGTCAGAACCATGAAGATGTGACGGCTTGCCAACCCCATGACCGCGAAAACATGGGCTAGGAAGCCGATATCAACCGCTTCGTGGAACAAGTCCGTCATGCTCCCCACGAAGATGCGGCGGGGCCGTTTCCACGAAAGCGCCTGCCCCATCCGTTCCGGGAACAGGTTCACCTTGCCCGTCCACCGGCCATCCTTGTGCGTCCCCTCGGTCAGGGCCCCGAGCCGCCCCGCCATCCTGGCCGCATAGCAGTTGTCGCAGGCCGGCGAGACCGGAGAACAGCCGAAACAGGGATTGATCGTAGCGTCCGCCCAGGCGATGCCGGTCTTGTCGGCCATGTAGTCCTCCTTGATGTTTCCTCGTCTCATCCCCGGCCCGGTTCCTCCTGAAACAAGGCCGGTCGGAGGCAAGGTTAGATGCGGTCCCAGGTTCCAATTTTGACGGCATCCCCCAAGACTCCGGGCGAGAGTTCTACGGGGCCGAGCAGTCCATAGCAGTCAACGTCAACCAAGCGATCCGCATGATCCGTGACGGCTTGGTCGGCTATCTCTTCCACCTGCTGCTGGGGGGCCTTTTCGTCGTCCACTGTGATTTCGACCTCTGCCGTGTACCGGTAGCGGTAGGTGTGGATGGCCATGGTCAGATGATCCTCCGGTCTTCGGCCAACCACTCGGGCATGGTGACGGTGATGAGCTTCCCCCTGGTGGCATCCTCGGGCCATTCGATCTGGCTCACAGGCAGGCTGATTTCCTCGCCGTCGTACTCGACAATGATGGCGGCCCCGGCTTCGCGCCGGAACTCCAGGTCTTCCACGTCGATCATGTCATTGCGGCCCATGGTGCCTCCTACGCCGCCTTCTTGGCCCGGCCGCCGACCAAGCGCACCTTGACCCGGTTCGCCCCGGTGCCTGCCACGAACTCGTTGATGCCGCTGCTCACCATCATTTCCCGCATGGCAAGTCCCTTGGCCTCGCCGTACATCTCCACCAGCGGGTCCGGCTCGGCCTCGACCATTTTGAGCTGCATCGCCTGTGCGGACTCGCGCCGGGTGACGATGGCACCGTCCGTGGCGAGGGTCAGCTTGCCGCCCGTGGTCTGTGCCGGCGTCTCGGGACTGACCTCGGCCAGGACGATCATGGAATCGTAGTCGGCGGGGTCCGGGGAGCAGGAGAGGACCACTTTGACCTTGCCCTTGTACTTGTCCATGAGCCGGCTCTTCATGTCGTAGGCGACCGTCTGGAGCGCTTCAGCCACGGCCCGGACGGTTTGGCCCTTGTCGATCTCGATGAGCATGAGCAGGTTTTTCGCCGTGCAGTGCAGGTCCGGCGGCAGGTTGGCCTTTTTGAGGTCGTCCAGAAGCTCTCCCATCTCGTCGGCGTAAGCCATGATCTCGGCGGTGAGTTCGGCCACCCGGGCCAGGAGGACGTCGCGGGCCCGGGCGCTTTCGGCCCGGTCCAAGACGCCGTCACGCCAAGCGGCCAGGGCCACGGCCTGCTCATAGGGGATCTCGGCGTAGACGCCGGCCGCAAATGTGGCCAGGGTGGGGTCCGCCGGTTCGGCCTGGCTGGCCGGGGCAGCTTCGACGGCCGCGGCTCTTTCAGGAGCCGATGCCGGCTTGGACGCAACCGCCCCGCCGTCGGCCAGTTTTTTGCCCTTGCCGGGCTTCGGAGGCACCGAATGCAGCGGCGGGGCCTGGGGTTCGGGGGTGGTGTTCAGTTCGGGCATGGACTGCTCCTTGTGGAATCTGATTATTCTTGATGCGCGGCGCACTGCCGGCAGTGTTCTTTGTGGTCTATTTCGCAATAGACTTTTGCGCCTCCCAGGCTCCCAAACACTGCTTGCCTGTTTTTGGGAAGCAACTCTTCGTCTGCCCCCTCCGTTGAGAATTTAATTTCATCATTCTCAAGGATGGGTTTGATGCGATAATAGAACTGCGGATTGCCGCATTCATCGGTATAAACGCCTGGGGCCTCATTGACGGTGTTGTCCCGTTCGTCGTGGGATTCGCTCCACTCAAGCACGGTTGAGCTCCTTTGCATTCTCGACCTTCCGCAGTTGCTTCATGGCCCTGGCCCGGAACGGGTACGGGGCGTTCGCCTGTTCCAACGCCTTCACGCGGCGGCGCAGACGGTTTGCTTGGACGGTTCGTTTCTGCTCGTACATGCGGCCTCCCTTTGCTTTTGGGCGTATTGGCGCTTGGCTTTGGTGATGACCGACTTGAGGCCGGCGACGGCGTCGTTGACCTGCCGCATCTCGGCGGGGGTGAGCTGGCGGCCCATCAAGCCTCCCCTCCCATGGCCTCGGCCACGAACCGGCTGACCGGGGACTCGTAGACCCGCACCTCGCCGTCCCTGCCCGGCTTCTCGCTGCGCTCCGGCCGCACGGCCAGGGTCAGGCAGTCCCGTGCCCGGGTGATGGCCACGTAGGCCAGCCGCCGCTCCTCTTCGAGGTCCCCGGCCCGGATGGCGCGATCACTGGGCAAGATGCCCTCGTTGCAGCCGGCGAGGATCACGTAGGGCCATTCCAGCCCCTTGGCGCCATGGATGGTGGCCAGGGTGACGACGCCGGGACCGTCAGGATCGGCGGCCGGAATCTCGTCCTGCACGTCGTAGGTGGCCAACCAGGAGAGGTAGGCGGAGACGGTGCTCTCTTGCGGGGGGCGGCCTTCGCAGTAGGCGTCGATGAAGTCGAAGACGGGGCCCGTGGCCTTCGCGTCTTCTTCAAGATGCAGCCGGTAGAAAACCTCCCGGCAGGCGTCTTCGGCGGGTTCTTCCCCCCCCTGGAACCGGAAGAAGTTCGCAAGACTCCCTTCCATCCCGGCCGCGCTCGGATGAGCGTCCAACCACGCCCGCAGGTGGCTCTTGTCCTCACGGATGGCCCTACCCCGGATGATGGCAAACTCGTCGTCCGAGACGCCCAAAGCGTCCCGGATGAGCAGAAACGCGAAGTTGTCGAACGGGTTCACCAGCAGCTTCAAGAACGCGTGGAAGCGTCGGAACTCCTCGGTGTTGGTCAGGGCCGCTTTCTGGCCCACGTATAGGTACGGCACGCCCAGGGCGTCGAGCTCTTCGGCCACGCGCTGGAGAAGGACATGCTTGCGGGCGAGAATGGCGACTTCTCCGGGTTGGGCGAGGACCGGAACGACCGTGTCGAGCTCACGCGTGACGGCTGCGCTATCCATGTCCTCGCGGATCATCACGGCCGCATTCACGCCCCTACTCGCCTTCATCGTCTTCGGCAGCCGGGCCGTGTTGTGCCCGATCAGCCGATTCGCGGCCTCCACGATGCCGGCCCCGGACCGGTAGTTCCGCTCCAGGCGCAGGACCTCGAACGTGTGTGCGTTCGCCAAGAGATATCCAGGGCAAGCGCCCCGCCAGGAGTACAGGGACTGGTCAATATCGCCGCAGGCAAATAGGCTGGCCGGAAGGTCCCAGGCCAAGGCCTCGATGATGCCCCACTGCAGCCGGTCGAGGTCCTGGACCTCATCCACCAGCACATGCCGCCAGCCCAGGTACTCCATGACCCGAGGCAGAAGCAGCCGGAAACCGGTGAGCAGCCCGCCATAGGTCAGGGCGTTGTTCTCGCGGCACCGGGCCATGAAAGCGCAGAAGAGGTTGCCGGCCGAGTGCAGCTTGTCCGGTTCGGCCCCGGTCGCGTAATAGGCGCCAAAGGCGGCGTCGACGTCCTTCTTGGGGACCTTCCATGTCTTCCCGCGAAGGGCCCCGACCTCCCGGGCGACTTCGCGCAGAAGGTAGGACTCCTCCCACTCGGAATAGACCGTGATGTTCTCCGGCCGCAGCCCGATCAACTCCCCGAATCGGCGAAGCTGCACCAGGGCCAGGGCGTGCATGGTCCCCATGGTCACGCCGTAGGCCTTGTTGCCGATCCGTTTGAGCAGGCGCTCCCGCATCTCGGCCGCGGCCTTGCGGGTGAAGGTGACGGCCACGATCTCGGACGGCGAGGCGTGGCACTCCTCGATCAGGTAGGCGATGCGCTCGGTCAGCACGCGGGTCTTGCCGCTGCCGGCCCCGGCCAGGACCAGTGCCCGGTGCGCCTTGGTGGTCACGGCGGCAAGCTGGTCAGGATCGAGCGTGGCGCGCGCGGCGCAGGAAGGGTTAGGCGTTTCCATTGTGGGATTCTCCGTATGGCACATGGCTCCAAATGGACCCGGCCTTGATTCTGAATATTGTCCGCTTATTCAACATGAACATGGCCGCGATCTGAGGCACTGGGAGCATGCAACTGTTTAAGAGCTTTTTGATAAGCCAAACCTCGCCATCCTTGAGCTTTGACAGATTATTCCTTTGACCCTTAACCCCAGGTTTCAATCCCAATCTCACGGCGTGGCGCATATTTTCGCTAGGGGTCATCCACTCAAGATTTTCAACATCATTATGTGACTTGATCCCATCAATGTGGTTGCATTGATGGGTTGGAGATGGTGGCGCGGATATGAATGCCTCAGCAACAAGCCTATGAATTTTTAAGCTCTTCCTGGTGCATCCATTCACGAGGCAAACCTGTTTATAGCCACATTGGTCTGTGGATGGTCTCAACACATGCTCGGCGGGTCTGTTGTTGACGGATGAGACTTTTATTCTTTTCACGCGACCCTTGTTTGAGACAGCGTACTCAGGGAATGAAGAAATTGTTCGCCAAGTCTCTTCGTGCATGGCTACATCCTCACGCTTTCCCATCCACTAGGGATCGTTGAAGGCTCGTGACAAGAATTGACTAAAATCTGCGCCCCCGGGTTGGTGGCCACGATATGCTCGAGCGCCAGGGTCAGCCGGGCCGGGTCCAGTTCGGCCGCCTCGAGGATGAGGACCCGGTGCGTGGCATTGGAGAGGAGCGCGTGGGCCAGGGCCGCATCAAAAAGCACCCGCTGCCCGCCGGACAGGCCGGCATGGGGGATTGTCCGGCCATCCGGCCGCTTCCAGGCCAGGGTCACGGACCCATCGTCCTCGATACGCATGATGGCTTCGCCCTCGGGCAGGATCTGGCCCATGGCCCCGGCCAGGGCCGCGCAGGTTTTGGCCACAGCCCGGGCCTTCTCCTCCTTGAGGCCTTCCAAGGTCTTCTTGGCCTCGGTCAGGGCCTTACGGGCCTCGTCAGCCTTGGTGCGCTCGGCCTCGGCGGCCTCGTCCAGGCCCTTGGCCTGGTTGTAGAGGGCCAGTTCTCCACGCAGGGTCACGAGTCGGGAGGTCAGGCCCTGCACCTGACTTTCGAGGATGGCGGTATCGGCGCTCATGCCACGGCCTCCAGGGGCAGGCCCCGGCGGGCCTTTGCCAGTTCGCGGTTGATGACCATGCGGGCGGCGCACACGTCGCAGCCGGCCTTGTCCATGGTGGAGAGGATGCGCTCAAGGGTGGCGGTCAAATCGGGCGTGGTCGAGTTTGAGGGCAAAAGGGCATGGCTTCCGGGAGGGTCTGTGAACAGTGCCAAGTCAATGTTGGGCCCGTCACCCGCCAAGAAACTGGGGGCGCCCACCACGCCACCTCGGGCAAGTTCGGGCTGCCGTGCTTCGGCCTTCGCCTGCTCCTCGGCCCGGGCGGTGGCGATCCGCTCCGCTTCCAGGTCGGCGCGGGCCTGGGCAAGGTCGGCCTCGGCTTGCTCGATCTCGGCCATCTTGTCGGCCATGGTCCCGGCCGGAAGCTCGATCTTTGAGCGGCGGGAAAGCACAGTCGCCACGGCGGTCATGGCCTCGCGCTCCTGGCGATCAAGGTCGTTGACCCGCTTCGTCTGCCGTTCGATCTTTTCCGAGACACCCGCCACGTCCCCTTCCGGCGGGAAAAGGCGGAAAAGCTCGTCTATCTTCTTGGCGTCCGAGAGCCCCAGGAACACGCTCAGGTCCACCACGCCGACGCCGGCCAGGGCCCGGGCGAACTCGTCGGGGCGCACCTTGATGCCGCCGGCGTAAAGCTCCTCCGAGACCTTGCCGCTCCGCGACCGAGAAAACCGCCGCTCGATCTTGTGGCCCGACGCCAGGACGATGCCGGCCCGAAGGTCCTTGCCCTCTCCATCGTGGAACGCATCCATGATGGCGGCGTTCTGCTTGCCCGTCCCCGGCACGTAGCCGAGGACGGCGAGTTGCAGGGCCTGGGAACGGCTGGATTTGCCCACGCCGTTCGGCCCCACCACCAGGGTCAGCCCCCCCAAGGGGGCCGTGAACGTGGCCCCCTTGAAGTTGTGGGCGGTGACGGCGGAAATCACTGCGCGCCCCCGTCGACCATGTTGCCGATGAGCCGGTAGAGCTCCCGGGCCTGGTCCGGCGTCACGGCCGCGTCAGGCTTGATGCTCATGCGGCGGCGGGCCCTGGCATCCTCGTCCGGGCAGGCTTCGCGGGTGGCCTCGTAATTCGCCAGGGCCTTCTGGTCGGCGTCGGAGAGGACGGGTCCGGCCGGGGCCGGATCGGGAGTGGCGGCCGGGAGCGTCGGTTCGGGCTCGGTTTCCACGGCCAGCGAGGCTTCGGCGGCGGCCGGCTCGTGGTCGAAGGTGCCATTCTGGCCGGCGGTCATGTCCAGGGGCGCGGCCTGCTCGGCTTCGGAGGCGGCTTCCTCGTCTTCGGCCCCGATCAGGTCCGGTTCGGCGTCCATGTGGTCCACGCCCTTGGCGTACTCAATGGTCACGGGTTTTTCACCAGCCCCCAAAGCAATTTGGCCTTGCCCCGATCCAAGGGCCTCCACATTCTCCAGCATCGAATCGTAAGAGGTGCCGTCCCACTTCATGAGGCCACCGTTCATCGGACGCCAGCAAATGACGGCCAACTCCCAGTAATTCGCAGGGGCCTTCTGCAACCCGCTCAGGTGCTTGCAAGCGTTCCTACAAGCAAACGTCTGCGCGAAGTCCATAGCCTTCTTTTCACGGTTGATGATGTTTTTATACCAACTCAGGGCGTCCTTGTGAGAGGAGTCCACCCACAACGCCATCACCTCGTCAAAAGCGTAGCTACCCCAATCGCCAGGGTCAGTGGGTTTCCCGGCTTCAATGGGGCGAAGCTTAAATGCCTGCGGCTTGTCTGCAGCTTTGGCGAGGAGGTCGATCATCCGATAGCCCGGGACATCGTAGAAAGTGGTCCAGTCACGAACCATCGGCAGGCCCTTGCTGCTAAAACGGAAGGCGATGGCGCGGGCGTAAATCCCCTTTACCCGACCGTTCGAGCTGTCTTTCACAACATGCGGGTTGGTTTGCTCAACACCGTCCACGATGACCGTTTTGGGAAATATCACATTGGCCCCGGCGGCTTCGGACCACTTTTCATACCCTTGGGCTGAAATAACCCAAGGACCGCTCGACACGGGCCTTGTTAGGCCGCCGTTCGCCTCCGAAAGAACTAGTTTTTGCTTAAACGCCTTGATCTGGCCGCTTGAATCCCGAAGAGCAAAAGCGTCATCCTCGCCCAGGACGACGATATCTTTTTTGACAATGGCCCCCACGTAGGCGGCCAGGGCCTTGGCCTCGGCGGGCATGGAAACCTGGATCGTGGCGAGGGCGGCGTTGGCGTTTGCCTGAAGTGGCGATATGGACATGGTGACTCCTTGTTGACTTGGCCGCCGCAGCGGCCCTAGGCTTTGCCTGCTTGTTTTTGCTCCCCGCAGGAGCTGATTTCCGCCGGCCCGGTGTTCCCGCACAGGGCCGGCTCTTTTTCGTGGCCGCATTCGCGGCATGTCGTTTCGCCCCACAGCCGGGCCCCGCAGTTGTCGCAGAAGTGGACGGCCAGGGCCGGGTGGCAGATGGTCTTGATGGTGGCGCGGTGGGTGGCGGTCATACGGTCCGCCTGCCCATGCTCATGTGCTCGATGCTGATGCGATCGAGCGGCGGCGAGTGGATGCCGGCGTTCGGGTCGGCGTCGTCGATCCGGTCGCCATCCTCGATTGTCAGCCGGTCCCAGTCGTCTTGGTCCGCCCAGGGAGAGGAGAACCCGCAACGGCAGATTTCGCGCAGGGCCGCGGTGGTCAGGTCAAACCCGTCGCAGTCCGTGGCATCGCCGTCGGCCGGAACCTTGGCGCCATCCTGCGTTACCGGGCAGCCGCATACGCGGGCGCACTCGGCCGCGTAGTCGCAGGTGCCCTGCGTGCGGAAAGCCCCTTTTTCGGTGTAGTTCGAGCACATCCAGCACTGCTTTGTGGCGACCTTGGACATGGCTACCTCCCCATTCCCCCGGCCAGAAGCCGGGCCCCGTGCATGATGGCCTCGTGTTCGGCGCTGACATGGAAACCCCGGGCGTCCGCCATCAGCCACCCCGCTCCGCACAGGGCAGCCAGGACGAGGAGGCAAAGCACGGCGTGGAGATAGTCCGCCCCGGTGGGAAGGTCGGGCTTGTTGGTGCGTAAAATGGTCATCGTGCTGCCCTCCTCTGCTTGCGCTCTGCTTTGCGCCGGTTCGCCCTGCTCTTGGCCCTGCGCCGCTGCGTGGTCATGGTGGTGGCCTCCGTGGGGTTGTCTGTTTTCGATCCTGGCCCGGGTAGCCGGCCGGGTGCCTACTCCGGCGATTTGCCCCAGGCCGGCGCGCTGCCGTTCTAGGTCCAGGCTATGTCGCGGCCACCCGGGCCAGGATCGACTCAAACCCAGTTGTTAAGGACCGCTTAATGACTGCCGAGGCCGAAGAATTCCGGGCCAAATCCGGCCTCGCCGCCGTTGCCGTAGACCAGGGGGATTGAAGGCCAGGAGTTCCCGGCCACAAAATCTTCCAGGTTCCGGTCTTTGGCGTCGTAGAGGTCCAGGGTCCGGGCCAAGTCCCGGGAAATCTCCCCATCCACCTTGAAAAGGCCGCCGTTCGGTTTGAAAAGTCGTAAAGCTGCCATGTTGCCTTCCTCCGCTTTCATCTTCGCCCCGCCTTCCCGCTCCCTGGTCCCTCTGGTGGTGTGCTTTCCCGCGTCACCCTGGTGGGCATCGCCCTTCCCCGGTGCGCTTGCGGCTTACTCTTCGGGTCCATCTGGTCGCTGGTCGGCTCTCGTCCCGCCGCCCTCCCCGTACTGGCCCCGGCCCGGGGGCCTGGGGTTTTGGGGGTTGGGGTGGCGTTCGTTGGGTCTGAATGTATCGAATACGAAACAATGTTGCAAGATAAAGTTTCGTATTCAGAACATGGCAGCCATAAAAAAGCCCGCTCAAGGCGGGCTCGTAGGTGGATATGCGGAGTTGAGCTATCCGGACAGGGCGGCCAGGAGCTCGTCAGCGGATCGGTGGATGGCCTGACAGGAGCACTCGATCATGGCATTGGCCACGGAATGCGCGGTATCACCAGCTTGGCGAAAATCCGTCCGGAGTCCGATTATGGGTAGGTCCCGGGCATAGGCGTAACCAATCTCCCAAGCTGTTCCGTCGTCCACCTGTGTGCCGTCCAGAAGCGCGATAACGTGCGTGGCAGCGTGGATCGCATCGCGGCATCTCTCGAATATGTGCTGTTTGGCGCCAGGGCCGAGGGTGGCAAGGTAAGCATCGTCGAATAGGTCCCCTGGCCACGTCACGGTCGTGTCGGGAAGCTGGCGCAGACGGTCGCGGAGGGAGGAGAGATAGGCGCGCTCCGCGTGAGTGAATAGGGGGCCGGCGAGGTAGATGTGCATTTTAATTAGCCTCTAATAGCGAATACTCTTTTTTGAAAAATATTGTCCCTATGATACGCAAGATAAACAGCTTGTTTTGGAGCAAATCCACCAACATTAATACTTTTGCTCGGATTAATGCCTAGCAGAATTAATTGATCGAATGATATGCCAGGAGAAACGAGCAAGTCTCCATCATCCGAGAAAGAAATTAACCCTTTATCGAAAAGATGGTCCATGGTGGGCGTAAGCAATAAACCATTATACCCATCAAGTCGTTCTTCATCGGACACACAAATACGCCAGGGCTTAATATGACTGGCTCTAAGCAAACGAATATCTGTAACGCCCGTTAATCTACAGCAACGTTCGACAGATTTTACATTTTGCCTAAACTTGCCTTGACCTATTCTAGCTTTTATAAGTGCTTCTTTTTCTGTCGCATCAATACTTGTACTATCACGGATTACATTTTCTATGATTTCATCGACTCGCCTAATAGCCCCATAATCCTCCATTTTACTTGACGCAGCAAATAATGCCTCTTGGGCAATATTTCCCATCTTTCGCATGAGGACATCGGCCATATCTTCAGGGACATAAGCAAGATAGACTCCTTGCAAACCATTCCCAGTATCTCTTTGAACCGGAGAATACCGTCCAGGTAAGTGTGGCTGCAGTTCAGCGATTAATTCCTTGGGCTGAAAAGGAGTCGGATTTTTTATCCATTGAATCGGAATAAACCATCCGTCATTGCTCCAACTATCTCCTGAAGTGCCAAATTCATTCGGCTTGGGGCAAGCTATTGCAACACCTGTAGCTATTCCGATGTATTGTATTTTTGAACCGAAGAAAGAAAAAATAATATCTCCGACTTGGACGTCTCTCATATTTTCATAAAATTGATTCCTCCCACCATCTCTTTTCCGCTTTGGCGACCATACATATCCCCCAGAAATTTCATGCTTTGATGTTTGATTTTGATTTACCCACCAATAAGCCATACTGAACTCCGGACGTATTTTGACTTTACCTTAGTCGAAGTGGACCACAGGGCATCAGCCCATGACCGGCAATTCATTCGACAGTCTATATTAGGCCGTAGAGGCAATGAGACCCAACGTTCTGTAGCAGTAATGCGACAGATCGTGAGAGGGGGTATATTCAAAACCTTTCCCAATTCCCTCGATCTCCCCCCCCAGTCCTCTATGTTGATCTCGGCTCCCTACCGCACCCTCGCCCTCATCGCCCCATCTTTTTCGAACGCGATAGAATAAATCTCAATGGTCTGCCCGGGCTTCATAGCTTGATTTTCCTCACAGTTGCCGTCGACACGAGCGGTATACCAAAAATCTTTGCCGACAGGCTGAAAGCCAAACGTCCGGCAGTCGCTCACCTCGGTCACCCGGCCGCGCATCCACTCCCTGACTTCCTCTCGTTGAGGACGAAACAAAACGACCGCCGCCATCACGGCAAAGGCAAAAAGCCACACCCGAAAGATCAGGCGCCAACGAGTCTTCAATACCCCTCCGAGTGTTCCCGGTGGTTCTGCCAGTTCTGGGCGTAGAGCCGGGCCAAGCCGATATCATGGATGACCAGGATGTTTTCGGCATTCGAATCGTTCGCAGCCTGTGTAAAATTGAACGATCCCGTAATAACTGTCGATCCATCGATAATCATAATTTTATTATGTGCTACGTGGTGCATCGCATCAAAAAAGACCGCCGCACCTGCATGACTAAGTTCTTGTGCCGCTTTTGGGCTTTTGGCGTGTTGTTTTGCATCTTGGATCACCTGCACCTGGACACCACGTTGCGCCGCGCTACACAAGGATCGGATAATACTTTTGTTTGACAAATTGAACGCCTGGACCAGGACATTCTGCTTGGCCTGATCGATGGCATTATTGATGGCGTTTTGCGCGCCACCGTGAGGGCTAAAATAGACTGATGTTGGCGAGTCGTGGAATGTTAATTCATAAGCGTAAGACGTCGAACAGATGGCTAGAAAACAAAGTAAAAAGAAGATTTTTTTCATAATACCAGCCCCTTTAAACAACAAGTAGTTTCATATGCTTTTCTTAATCATATGAATCAACAAGCCTTCAACAAAGATCCTTCCAGCAAAAAAAATAAAAGGCCTACCAACAATACAGCGTATTGTTTCGTAAATCACCTCATTATTTGTGCTATTTAAACTATAGTTGGCCTTGTATCTTTGAACCATCTTGCCAGAAAGGTTTTTGGATTTCCAGTGGAGGAGGCAGCCGCCAAGCTTGCTATAGGCGCCACGCTGCCCCCCCTTGCCTGCCTCGTTTACTTCTGTTTTGCGATAACCTTGTCTTTGATCTTGTCGTAGGTCGCGCCAGGGACGATCCTTTTAGACACAAGCTGGTCTTTTTTGGCGTAGGGTCGGCCTTCAATGATCTTTTTCGAGTAGGCGTCACCTATGCCGGGCAGAGATTTAAGCTGATCCTCGGTCGCGGAGTTCAGGTCGATAAGCTCCGCCTTGGCGGCAGGAGCCTCGATTTTTGCCGGGGCCGACGTGGCCGGGGTAGAGGTAGCCTTTTGCCCGGCAAAGACAGGCTGTGCCAACAGGCAGAGGGCCACCAACACGAGAATGGGCAATGAAATGCGTTTCACAGACACCTCCAGGTTGTGTGTGATCGAGTGCGCTAGATCTAATAGTTGTGGCTATCATTTCCAGTATTGCCAGTACTATCTTTAGGGCTATTTGGCTTGGGAAAGCCACTAATCCCCGGAGTCGTCCCAGACTGCTTGCCTCTAGACCCTTTTTCTGGTTTCGGTGGTTTGTTGCTATGGTAATCTAACCGGGGAGATGATTTAAAACCTGATGGTGTATATGTATCAGCATTTTTCCCGTGATTATCTAGATCACCTTCAGCAAATGAAATTCCTGTCAATAGGATAAAACACAATAGACTTAGCATGAAGACTTTCATGTGACCCTCCTATTGGTCAAATCACTTAAGATTGTGCTGCGTCCGGTAGGCCTTGACCATCTGATCGGAGACGTCTTTGGGGTAACAGAGCGGCGACCGTCCACCGGGCCGGCTATAGGCGCTTCGCCCGCCGCACGCCCTGCCGTTGCGCATGGTGTTGTACGGACAGGGGCAATTCCCGGGGTATGACTGGACTGAGGCCTTGATAATAAGGTCCCGGACCTCGGCATCAGTTGTCGCGAATGCGAGTGAAGGAAGAAGTACCAGAGTCAAAGCCAGAAGGATTTTTCTCATAACGCTTTTCATTTGAATAAAGAATCTATAGGCTTTTTCTATTTTCCAGTTATGTCCGACCAAGCCCACACGCAGCGCCCCACAACGGCTTTGTTAATATCGTTGTCATAATCTACGCGTAGATTGTAAGTATCAGCCGGGTTCTCGGCTGCGTTTTCCGAATAGAATGTAATAAGCAAGTCGCCATCGACGGCTTTGGTAGCCACGCGCTTGACCATGGCCCCACCTTCTTGTCCCGGCTCTCGGACAAGGAATATTCCGCCAGCCTTCTCTGGCTTCCTGTCCTCGCGGTCCACCAGCACGATATCCCCTGGCCGGAGAAGCGGAACCATGGACGTGCTGTCCTTGGCGATTTCGACGGCCAGCAAATCCTTTTTGAACCGAATCGCGTGCTGGTGGCGGTAGACTAGGACCCAGCTTTTGATTTCATCCTCTGGCATGATGCCAGGCCCCGCCCCGGCCTCTCCGACCATGGGAACCGCGAAATAACTCTCCGCGGGGGGCAGGCACTGACCATCACCGGCTGGAACGACTTTGGCGTCTACCCAGCAGACATCCCGTGCGATCTCCGGCCTATCGCCGGGAAAGACAATTTTGGCCCCAAGAGTTTCCAGCCACGACAAAAAATTGGCTGCCGAGGGATCCTGGGTCCCTCCGACAGCCTTGTAAAAAGTCGCCTTGGCTGCGCCTACCTGCCTCATAACCGAAGCTTTGCTTTCCGCATCGCACTTGGCTTTCAGCCAAGCCATCGCTTCCGAGTACATACCCATATCGTCACGTATCGCATCCGAAACAGAACGGCTACGACCGAATGCGAAACTCATCTTGAGAGCTTGTTCCGAATACGATACAATCCCGCCCATGAACACCCCCCTTGAAAACTACCGGTTGAGAAATGACCTGACCTACGAGGCCATGGCGGAAGCCGCCGGATTTTCGAACAGGTCTGTTGTCCAGCGTCATGCCAAGGGAACGATGCGCATTTCTGGGGATGCAGCGATAAGATATAATCTCGCGTTCGGCATACCCCTGCCGGACTTGTGCCCTGAAATTTACGGCGGTCGCCTTCTCTCTTCGCCCCTTGCCCCCGCTTGGATCGTCCACACCCCCGGCGTGGGCCTGACCTGCACGGCCTGTCGCATCGTAGCCGAGGGCGTCACCCTGGACAGCCCCGAGGGCCGGCAGTTCGTGGCGGACCATTCGGGCCATGAGGACCCGTACCCGGCGATGCGGCAGGGGCGGGAGGAAGAGGGGGTGGGGGCGTAATGGACTGCCGAACCTGCCAACACGCCGAGGAGTGGGCTCCTGGGCACTACGACTGCCACGCCCCGTTCCCTACCTGGGCCATGCGCTACCGTCGTCCAGTCCCCCACCTCTGGATTGATGGCAACACTGTTTATTTCGACCGCCCGGACTACGGGCGGACGCTCCTGCGGGATTGCCCGGCATACAAGGTGGTCGCGTAATGGGCTCCATCCCCCTCCTCTCCGTCTCCCTGGCCTCATTCGCGGTCGCCGCCGGCCTCATCGTCTGGCGCATCCGGGGAGGCCGGTAGCACATGCCCGCTGTCTCCAATTGGCAGCACGAGTTGCATCGTCAGCAAGCCGTCCCATCGTTCGATGGCGCACCGCTCGGCCTCGCGCTGCATGGCCGCCAGGGACAGGCCGTCCGGAAGCTTCCGAGTTCGGAAGTGGCAGGCCTGCGCCTCGCGGACACGCAGGACCAGAAAGATGATGCCGGGAAAGTCGGGGTCGCGGTGCGGGTGCATGGAGAGATGTTTCTGTTGCTGCATGCCCCTTTGGTAGCGGCCGCGTAATGCCCGCCAAAAGAAAAAATAGCAGGGAAAATTCCATGGAAGGCAGAGAAGACCGCGAAGAGCGGAAAAAGCACTACAGGCTGTCATCGCACCTCCTCTACGACGTGTTTCGTATCCGCAAACTGGTGAACCCCTATGACGCTGAGGATGCTACCGGCATCCCTGCTTCCACCTGGAACAAATATATCCTTGGTGAAACGCCGTGCCCGCCCGAGGCTTACGCCGCACTGTACGCCGCGTTCCCGTCGGTTCGTCCGGCCATCTATCCGGCCATGTGTCCTAAGGGTTTTTCGCTGATTCAAGACGGCGAGAAGACGCCCGCACTGTCCGAGGCTGGCGCCTGCCGTGTGATGACCGATGTCGCCGCCTCGCTCGGCAAGGTGGCCGACAAGATCAAAGGGGCGCTCGACGACGACAACTCGTTTTCCCGCGGGGAACTGCTCGAAATCCTCGAAAGCGCCATCGGCGCGCACGAGGTGATCGCCGCCCTGCTCCATGGGACGGAAAATGCGATCATCGAAAGGACACGCCGATGACCCACTTCCCGCGCTACTGCCCACAATCCGGCATCGGGCACACCCGGCCGCTGTCCGACCTCTGCCGGCCGCACGTGGTCACAAAGAGGGTCCGGCAGTGATGCTCGACATGCACGGCGGCGGCTCGGGCCATTTGATGCTGGTGCGGGCGAACTGCGCGGACATGGTCGTGGAGACGGTGGGGGTGGGGGCGTGAGCGGCCCGGCCCTTACCCCCAACACCGGCCCTCGCCGCTGCGTCAAATTCGCCGGCCGAGCCCAGGGAAACAACGAATGGCTGACGCCGCCGGACATCATCCGGGCGCTTGGCCCTTTCGACTTGGATCCGTGTACGCCGGTGGATCGGCCCTGGGACACTGCCACGGTCCACCTGACCGTCCGCGAAAACGGTCTGGTTCAACCCTGGGCTGGCCGCGTGTGGCTTAATCCTCCCTTCGGCCAGGAAATCCCGGAGTGGATGCGCCGCATGAGCTCGCATGGGGACGGCATCGCCTTGGTTCTGGCCAGGACGGAAACCGCTTGGTTTCAGGACTACGTTTTCAATTCTCCAGCCGTCTTTGCCATGCTGTTCCTGCGGGGCCGGCTGACTTTCCACCACGCGGACGGCTCGCCGGCACGGGGAAACTGCGGCGGCGCTCCGGTGCTGGTGGCCTATGGACAGGGCAGCGCGAACGCCCTGCTTGCCTCCGGGATTCAGGGATTTTTTGTTCCGCTGCGCGGCACTGGATCCGTGCGCATAGCCCAGGCAGGAGCCGCGTCATGACCTACTCCCAATCCGCCCACATCATCGACCTACAGGCCCGCAACACCGAACTGGTCTCCCAGGTCCGCACCCTGACCCGGGCCCTTGCCGACAGGGGGCCGGCCATCTCTGCGGTCCTTTGTGCCCACCACCAAGCCGTCGAGAAACACCAGCAGTTCCCGGCCGCCCTGGACGCCCAGGGGACGATCCTGGCCGAGGAGCTGCTTGAGGCCATGGCCGAGCTCAATGGGGCCGGCCTGGCTGTCCTCCGGGCTATCAACGACCACCGGGACGAGGCGCCGTGTCTGGACCGGGTGCGGGAGGAGTACGCCCATGTGGGGGCGGTTGTGTTGCGGGCGCTGGAGAAATTGGCGGGAGCCAAGGGGCAAGGAAAGCCGTGAACACGAACACGGACATTCGCATCGCGGTCAGCTTCAAGGGCCATCGCAAGCGCCGAAAGCTGCGGATGCTTCTCGGGGCCGGCTCTACGGACTACTTGATCGATCTTTGGATCAACACGGCAACCAACCATCCGGATGGAGTCCTGGCCGGCATGGACGCCATGGACGTGGCACTGGAAGCCGGATGGGAGGATGATCCGGGAAGGTTCGTTTCGGCCATGATGGAGAGTGGTTTCCTCGAACAGGGCGAGGATGGCGTCTACCGGCTCCATGACTGGGAGGATCACCAGCCGTTCGTCATCGAGGCCCCAAAGAGGAGCCTGCAGGCCAAAAACGCGGCCGAAGCCAGGTGGGGAAAGAAGCCGGCAAAGCCATCAGGATGCAAAGCGGATGCTCCGAGCATGCCGGCAGCATGCGGACAGCATGCGGACAGGAATGCCCCTACCTACCAACCTACCGAAGAAGTAAAAAAGAAAGCCCCCCTACCCCCCGTGGGGGGGAATGGGCAGGAGCCACTGCCTCTCTCGCCCGAGGATGACCCGGACGTCCAGCCGAACGCCAACGTCTCCGACCTGAACGAATGCCTTATCGAGTTCCAGGACCTCGCCCAGGTCTTCCAGGACGCTGGAGGCTGTGTGGACGTAGCGCCGGCCTACAAGATTTTCATGGACATGCGGTATGGGTTCCCTCTGGCCAGAATCGTGGACGACTTGGCCGAGAGAAGCCTGTCGGACGCCTGGAGACGCATGGACGTGCCGATGAACCTTTCGACGTACCTGAGCCGAAAAAAGTGGCTTGATCCGATTCCGAAGCCGCGAGAGAGAGCCCGGGCCAGCCCCTCTGGGCGGCGGCCACCGCCGACCACGTACCGGCAGGAGCAAACCGAACGATTCAAGGGCATGGCCCTGGCCCTCCAGCGCACAGAAGGAACGAAAAATGGCGAAGATAACGGCGGAAGATGTCTCGAAGGCGCTTTGCCAGAATGCCATCCACTACCGGGATCCTGACGTGAACGAAATCACGCTGCCGGAACTCGTTAAGCAGTACCTCGAGGACCTCGCCGGCATGGAGCGGGAGACGTTCTTCCTGGCCATCCCGGAGGCGCGTCGGGCCTGCTCATTCTTCCCGAAGTCCAGCGATATTCTGAAGGCCTCCAAGCGGGTGGTGCCCGCGTATCGCGAACTCCCGGCCCTGCCGGCGCCGTCGTTGAGCCCAGACGAACAGGCCGAGAAGAACCGGACATGGGCCCGGCGCATTCGGGAACTGTGTGCACAAAAGCGTTCGCCGTGCGCGAGGGTCCAGTGACCAAGCCTTGCGCCCTTCCCCCTGCCCTCCCCTGCTGCCATGCCGGCCACTGCTACGGCTGCGTGCATTGGGAGGGCAAGCCGGCCCAAGGCGTGCCCCTAGGACAGGTGCACGCCTGCAGATGGCATGAGCGGGCGACGGCGGCGCGGGGAAAACTGGCTAGAGAGAAAGCAATCGATGCTGGCGAGAGCCAGTCAAACAACAACATAGCATAGCAAGTTATGCGAAAACGAAAAATTGACAGAACGTATATTTCGTAAACACAAAACAACCCACTAAAACAATATACATATGAGGTAATTATTTCTGTAAATAATGTAATTTGTCATCATCAATTGACACGAACCAAGGAAATCAATACCAAACCCAAACACAACCCCACCAAATATGTGGACTCAAAAATAACGATCGAGCCAGGAGGAAATAAATATGGACCACTCGGAAGCGATCCAAGCAGCTCTGGAGATTGTCAAGGCGCAGGCCAGCACCCGGCCGATGGTCGAAGAAGAGATCACCAGCATGATCGCCAATGTAACCGCTGGTATTCTGGCTGCCGCCGAACCGGCGTCCGTTCCGGTCAAAACGCCCACTACGGTCATGGATCCGAGCAAGGCCGTGAAGGAAAACTCTGTCACCTGCATGGAATGTGGCAAGTTGTTCAAGGTGATCTCCAAAAAACACCTCGCCCACCATGGCCTCACGCCCGAGGAGTACCGGGAAAAGTACGGATACATAAAGGGTGAGCCCCTGGCCGCCAAGACCCTGCAGCGTGAGCGGCGCAAGAGGGCGAAAGATATTAAGCTGTGGGAGAAGCGGCGGAAGCCGGCGGCCGCCAGCGAGGAGAAGAAGGCCTAGCCCATGCCTAGGGCGCACGTTGCCATTGCCGAGATCCGGGCGGCCGGCGGCCTCAAGCCCTGGCTGGACCGGGAGCTCGCCAGGGGAAGCGTGCGCCCTCTCCCAGTTGTTGCAAAAAATGCAACAGCTCAAAAGCCGGCCAGGCCGAAGCCGGCCAAGCGGTCGGAGCATGAGGAGCAGGCCCTTGTTGTGGCCCGGGCCGAGGCGTTGGCGCCGAGCGTGCCGGAACTGCGGATGCTGTTTGCGATTCCGAATGGCGGGCACAGGCACAAGGCCGTGGCCGGGAAACTCAAGGATGAAGGGGTTCGCCGCGGCGTCCCTGACCTATGCCTGGCAGTGCCTTGCGAGAGCCACCACGGCCTCTGGATCGAAATGAAGGCCGCGGGCGGTCGGGCGAGCGATGAGCAAGAGACGTGGATCGGGGCCCTGCGAGCGCAGGGCTACCGGGCCGAGGTCTGCGTGGGGGCGGATGCGGCGTGGGGCGTCATCTGCGAGTATTTGGGGATCAGGGGGGTGATGGTGTGAGCTCGATTTTAATCAAGGGGGCGGCAGCCATCGCCAAGGAGATCGGCGAGGGCAAGGATTCGATTGCTGAGTTGGTCGAGAAAGAAGGCCTTCCGGCCTGGCAAAGAAACGGGAAGGGACCATGGCGTGCCAGGCCGGCTTCGCTCGACAAATGGCTTGAGGAACAAGAGAAAAAGCATTCTCATAAGAAAACCTGTCAATAGCCTAAAACGGCATATTTCGCCCCTAAAACTGCCCATTTCTGCATCCGCTCAATACGTGGGGTTACGCTTCGGCCCATCTGCCCGGCCCGTCCGGGTTTCAGGAGGGCCGCATGGGACTTGCACAAACCACCCGCCTTATTTCGCTCGAAGAGGGACGCCGGCTGACGGCCTACCGGGACAGCCTCGGACACTGGACCATCGGCGACGGCTACGATCTGGAGGCCCACGGCTATTCGGCCGACGAATGCGAGGGCCTGACCTGGACCAAAGAGCAGGCGGATGCGGCCCTGGCCGACGAGATCCAGGCCGTCCTCGCCGAGCTTGACCGCCGGTGGCCCAAGTGGCGTGACCTCGACGAGGTCCGCCAAGCGGCCATTGTCTCCAGCATCTATCAGCTCGGGGCCCCTGGCGCGTCCAAATTCTTCGCCACCATCCACGCCATCCAGTCCCGCGACTGGGAGACGGCCGCCACCCAGATGCTGGCCTCTCGTTGGGCCAAGCAGACGCCGGCCCGGGTCCAGCGCAACGCCGAGATGATCCGCACGGGCCGGTGGCCCAAGGAGGTCAACGGTGTCCGATTCCTCGCCGATCCGCCGCCGGCTCCGGTCGTGGCTCCAACACCGACTGAACCCGTTGCACCTCGAATGCCGACTGGTGGACTGCCGGATGTGCCGGGCGACGGCACGACGATGGGCGACGCGGTGGGAGCGCTGGATTTACCGACCGCTCGGCCTGTTGTGACCGTGGCCGGGGTGACGCTCTCGAAAAAGCTGTGCGTTGCCGTTGTCGGCCTCCTGGCCCTGCTCCTCAACGAGCCCCTACACCTGGGCATGAGCCCGGACGACGTGCGCGAGGCGGTACGCCTTCTTGGCTCCTACATCGTCGGCCAGTCGGCCGTGGACACGCTCAAGCCATTTGCTCTGGCCCTGCTCAAGGGAGGGCGCAATGCGTAAATTCCCCGCCCATCTCCCCGCCATAGCGCTGACCTGCTCGCTCCTCTCCGGGTGCATCCTCCCACCCGCCACGTCCACCGGAGGGGGTCTCTCCCCCGCCTCCTCCGGGCCGGACGGGGTCCAGACGACCGAAACCGTGTCCACCCTGCCGGCGAGGATCGAAGCCGGCGTCGAATGGCTGTGGGCCAGCTACACGGCGTTGCAGGCCAAGGGGATAGTCCCGGGCCTGGCTGACCTGCGGGCCGACATCGTGGACCTGGAGGCCGTGGCCACTCGTGGCGACCTGCTGGCCGCGCTCGAGCTGTACGGCCGGGCACGGGCCAGGGTGACGGCGATTTCCGAGGTGGTGGGGAAATGAATCTCATCGCCCCCGAGTCCTACCTCGTGGCCAGCCAGGCCGAGCGCGCCGCCGTCGTCAATGGGTGCGGTCCTGGCGGCTGGCGCGTGGACCTCATCCCCGACCACCTGTGCGGCCTGGATATCTCCGAGGCCTGCAATATCCACGACTGGCAATACCACGAGGGCAAGGACCGGCAAGCGGCCGATGTCACGCTCTACCTCAACCTCTGCATCGTTGTCCTGTGCCACGGTGGGCCACTTGAGCCCCTGCGGCTTGGCGCGGCGCTTGTCATGTACCGGGCCGTGCGGGAGTGCGGTGCCCGATTCTTCGGAGCGCAGCGATGAGCCCCATCCCGACGCCATCCCCCGCCCTGCCCGACTGGCTGGCTACGTTCTACCACTGGCTTGAGGCGGCTCCTGCGGTCGCCTTGGCTGTCCTCGGTGGTGTCGTCCGTGTGCTGATTGCCAGCCGGCGCCGAGAGTGCCCGGTGCGCGTCCTGGTGTGGGAGATGGTCGTGGGCATCGTGGCAGCCTGCTTTGCCGGGGTCCTCACCTGGCTGTTTCTGGAGTCGTCGCCGATCCCCCCCGGGATTCAGGCCGGCATCGTTGGCATGGCCGGTTATTCTGGCCCGCAACTGCTGGCGGTATTCTCGCGCAAGCTGCTGCGAGGGGCTGAAAAATGCGACATGTGAAGATGCTGAAACCCTGCGGCGGCTGGCCTGATAAGGCCTAACCCCCGGCCGCCGATATGCCCGGGCCTGCCACGTAAGCCCCGGGCGAACGGATAAACGGACGCCTCTACAAAACGGGGATATGTGCCCGACCGGGGGAATCCGAGCGTCAAGCCCCGGGATAGAAATCAACGATCCTCGGGTGTGCATGGCTGGTCCGATATTTCGCGGGGCATAAGGCAACGGTCGAGTCACGGCAAAATCTAGGGTCTACGGGGGAGAGGTGTGCGTGATGGCGAAGTTTGATTGGGAAAAAATCAGGGCTGAATATGAGGCGGGCGCGACGCAGTCTGGCCTTTCTCGTCGGCATGGTTGCTCCCGCAAAGCCATCCAAATGCGAATCGCTTCTGAGGGGTGGACGCAGGACATTCGGCCCGTCCTGGAGCGTCTGACGGCGGAAAAAGTCGCAGGTGTAGTCGCAGGCTGCGACCCTAAAAAAAAGGCGCAAGCCCTAGCTCAAGAGGCTGACCGTCGCCGTGCTGTCGTCACCCGCCACAAAGAAGAATGGGACCGCCACCAAGCCCTCATCGACGAGGCTGTGACCAGGGGTGATTTCGACAGAGCCAAGCTTGCCAAGATCACGGCCGAAACGATCAAGATTCGCCAGGAAGGCGAACGTAAAGCTTGGGGGCTGGAATCGAAGGAGCCGGCCAAGGACGAAAGAACTTCCATGTCGTTGGACGACGATACCAAGGATTTGATTCGTGAAGTCCTCTCTCACCGAAGCGCTTGAGCATTATAAGATCATCATAGCCGAGGCCGCCGAAACCGAGAAGGCGGAAAAGGTTGATGCGGTTTGCGCCAAGTTGTGCATGGAAGATTTATTTTACCTTCTGTACTTTGGTCTGGGTCGAAAAGATGTTGAGCGCCCATGGGTCTATGCCAGATGCAAAGAAGTCCAAGAGTCCCCCGATGGACACCTCGATCTGTGGGCGCGTGAACATTTCAAGTCCACGATCATCACCTATGCCAAAACGATTCAGGATATTTTAGCCAACCCAGAAGTCACAGCCGGCTTATTTTCTCATACCCGGCCCATTGCAAAAGGCTTCCTGCGTCAAATCAAGCGTGAATTTGAAAGCAATGAACGCCTCAAGCGTTGGTTCCCTGACGTTCTATACGCCAGCCCGGCCAAGGAATCTCCCAAATGGTCCGAGGATGACGGGATCATCGTCAAGCGAAAAGGGAACCCCAAAGAGGCTACGGTAGAGGCCTGGGGGCTCGTGGACGGCCAGCCGACCGGAAAGCATTTTTCTCTCATGGTCTACGATGACGTGGTGACGCGGGAGTCGGTCACGTCTCCCGACATGATCAAGAAGGTAACCGATGCGTGGGAGCTTTCGCGAAACCTTGGGGCCGAAGGGGGCCGTACACGCTACATTGGAACGCGTTATCACTACAATGACACTTACAGAGAGATAATGGCACGCGAAGCGGCAAAGCCTCGCATCTATCCTGCAACCGTGGACGGAAAAGTTGATGGTGAGCCCGTGCTGCTATCTCGCGAGCGCGTGGCCGAAAAACGCCGCGAGCAAGGACCTTACACTTTTGGCTGTCAGATGCTCCAAAATCCAAAAGCGGATGAGGCGCAAGGCTTCCTGACCGAATGGATGCGCTTTTATCAGCCGGGCGGCACGACAACTGGCCTTAATCTCTACATGCTTATCGACCCGGCCGGAGAAAAAAGAAAGAAAATGACTACACGGTAATTTTCATTCTTGGTCTGGGCTCTGACCAAAATTACTATGTCGTTGACTGCGTACGTGACCGTCTAAACCTGACGGAACGATGCCGGAAGGTTATGGACTTGCATCGCCAGTATCGCCCTGTCGCTGTTGGGTATGAGAAGTACGGACTCCAAGCCGATGTAGAGCATATCGAGTACGTGCAGGGCCAAGAAAACTATCGCTTTGCCATCACGCAGCTAGGCGGTCCGACGCCAAAAAATGACCGCATCCGCAAACTGATTCCGATCTATGAGCAGGGCCGCATGTATTGGCCGACGACACTTTATTACGTGGACTATCAGCGGCAAAGCAGTGATCTCGTACGAGTATTCAAGGAGCAAGAATACAAGCCGTTCCCCGTGGCTGTGCACGATGACATGTTGGATTGCCAGGCCAGAATTCTGGATCAGGAGCTTGGGGCCGCATTCCCGCTGGCCACGACAACAAATCGAAAGGACCGTCCCCGCCAGCGCGACTGGCGCACGGCGTAACCCTCAACCAGATGAGTCCAGGAAGGAACCAACCATGTCCGAATTCTCCCGCAAACTTGACCACCACAACGGTGAGGCCATTCTCAAAGTCTACCGCCGGGCGTTCCCGTCCGAGCGGGCCTACTGCATCAAGCAAATCGACGCATGGAAGTTCAGCGAGGAACACAACCCCGATTTCACGGGCTGTATCGCGAAGGCCGCTCTCGAAGCTTACAACCACCTCGGCATGGGCGGCATCGTTGTGTCCGGGTCACAGATGGCCAGGCGGTGTGCGGACCTCGCCACCTGCATCCAGGAGGGGATTGACGACCTCATCCATGCCAAGGCCGCGCCGGAGGAAAGGCGTTCGGTTGTCGGTGAGGCCGTCGTGCGGCTTGGGGACGTGAAGCGGACGGTCGAATTGCTGGGGTAGTTTCTTTACAGGGTTTATTCACAAAAAAGCCCTGTCATTCCAACGGTTGTGTAAACTGTAAAACAAACGTCGTTTCCTTTACTTCGGGAGGAGCTATGCAAGCCCAAACTGCCGAACGACAGCCTCACACGATGTCTCCCGAGGGCGAGTGCGACGGGGTGGATTACTATGCCGAGCACAAGGCTGGCCGTTGTCCACGATGTGGGGCATGGGCCAAGGCTTACAACTGGGAGCCGTGGGTCAATGGGGTAAAAGTCCGGCATCATCGGTGCGAGTGCGGCAGGAGATTTAAGAGGTTCTTCGACGTTTGAAATGGAATTTACCTTGGGATGAGCTCCCGGATCGGAGCGGCAATCAGGTAGATCATGGTGATGAAGTTGGCCACGTTCCGGTAGCCTCTGGCTCTGGCCCTTGCCGCCTGGAAGAGGCCGTTTAGGCCTTCGAGGCGAGCATTGGTGTGCCAGGATCGCCACCTGGCCAGGATGCGCTCGAGGTGCTTTTCGAAGGTCCGAATCGCCTTGGCCACCGGGGCAAGGAGCGTTTCGCCTTCGATCTTGTCTCGGACGTAGTTGAGGAAGTTGGTGGCACGCCACCGCGCGGCCTGGCTGGTCTCGGCCCGGCGAATCCAGCGAAGCTGCTCCTTCACGCGATAGGCGACACCTGTGGCGAAGGCTTCCGCCTCAAGTTCCTGCAAGGCCTCCGTCTGTGTCTGCGTCTTGGCCGTTTCGCGGCCCTTGAGCACACCCCATCGCGTTCCCGCCGGCAGTGCCCGCTCCCGGGCTTCAGCCTTTCGCACCGCATCCACGGCCATGGTGAAAAGCTGGACCACATGGAACCAGTCCACGGTCAGCTCGGCCTTGGGGAAGTGCTCCTTGACCGCCGCCACGAAGCTGCCGGACATGTCGCTTACGACTTCGAGCACGCGTTCCGGATGGCCGCCGTGGCTTCGCAGGTGATCCCGGAAACGCTTTACCGTTTCCTTCCCCTTGCCCTCAGTGGCGAAGACCACCGGCCGCTCCTCGCGAGCCAGATCAATGAAGATGGTCACATAGCGATGTCCACGCCGGCAGGCGGTTTCGTCCAGGCCGAACGCCTCAAGCGCGCTCAGGTCTATACGGTTCATGGCCTGGGCCACGTAGTGGTTGATGACGCGCCACAAGCGCTTGTCGGTGGTGCCGACAAAGGAGGCGATCGTGGCCACGGGCATCTCCCTGGCCAGGGTCATGACCACCTGCTCGAAAAGGAGCGTAAAGCTGCTGCCGGGCCGCGCCCAGGGAACGGCGACCCGGCGGGTGCCATGGTCAGGGCAATCGACTCGCGGCACCCGCGCGGTCAGGTAGCAGTGATGTTGGAAGAAATTGAGGTGCCGCCAGGTGAACTCCTGGTAGTCATGCGGCTTGCACATCCGCCCGCACTGGGGACAGGGATGGCTGGCGCCTCGGTCGGAACCAAGCGACAAGTGGAGTTCGTGCGGCACCTTCTCGGTGTCGAGCCGCTGGCTGACGATCTGCCAGGGCGGTGTCAGTCCCAAGCCAAGGGCGAAAATGTCTTCTGTGCGCATGTCGGCCCCCCTCAAGGAGGGGCTAACGTCTGTCCGAGGCCTGGGTCAATTCCACGTTGCGCGTCGAAGAACCATTTAAGAGTACTCAGCAAGATCCCGCGGCGTGAAAAGGGCCGCCCTTTTGGACGGCCCTTGCCATTCAGCCGCAACTTTAACCGGCGAACGGTACAGGAATACTCGCTCCGATGGCTAACCTATTTCCAATTTTCTTCAGCATAATCTGACATTACAAAAAATGAATTAGAACCACCACCTGTATCAATTGTCCCGTTAGAATACAAAGCACCCACCACATCAAGTGTACTCGATCCTTTAATATTTCCATTCGACAAAATAGTTCCAACCCAGTCGTGGGCATCGCTGGTAAGCTCCGTTGACCCGTTCACTTCCACATATATTCGTTTTGCGTATTTTTTAAGATCTTCCATTTTATAAGTATCAATTGCGTTGCATGTTCCCGTTGCCGTCGTTTTCAACAAAATTGACCCTTGAGTATAAAAATTGCCATTTACAAATAAATTTACATACGAATCCGGCACAGATAAATCAAAACATATATGGAATCCGGAGTTATTAGACGTTATTGATGTATAAACTTGTTCGAGTGTCTTATCCGCTGAACCTTTGATTACTTCTATCAAGTACTGAGGATACCAACTAAATTTATCAGTAGGATCTGGCAGTGGATTTTCTCTCGAATATGTTACAGGCAGAGAATAACTTGAGCAGGAGGAAGCAGCTGATGGTTTGGCAGGCAATTTAGCAGGGTCAGTTATTAGTTTAGCACTGCCCTTCACTATACAGTTAGCACACGATGCAGATAAATAAGAGCCACCATAATTCACATCTCCACTAATGGTTCCCTTATCTTTCGTAATCGAAACATCTCCTCCTGCAAAAATACTCGTAAGGGAATCTGGATTATTAACTTTCTCATACTGACCACTAACACTTGCATTGCATATAGATATATTCCCTACTGCATATATCTTGCCCACCACAAAGCCTTTTCCGCTGGCGCCACATCCAACCGTGACGTTACCACCAGAATGTATATCCCCTGTAACTTTTCCACTATCAACACTAACATCACCAACAGCGTAAACATTCCCAGTAACGGAAGAATTCCCGGAAACGTTCATATAACTGCTAGCATGCACGTCGCCAATTATTGATCCGCCTTTAAGATCGATATATGACTGCGAGTATACAGTCCCAGTTACTTTAGTATTTGAATCAATAGTAACACAACTGCTCGAACAAACATGTGAAGTGCCATCACCCAACCCAACACTAGTCAACTTCAACAATAAGCAAGAGAGAGGTGGGGCCGGAGGATCCCCAGGAGCAGTAGGAGGGTTTACATAATCCAAGGAGCCATCAATGGTTGCACCTCCATTGAATGCGTATTCCGAGAATATATTATCACCCGTATATTTATTACCAGAAAAATTAATTTTATTCGCTGCAAAAAGAAACAATGGCGGCTGAATTGATATAGGCTTCGAAGTATAAATATATCCTACAGGAGACGGCAATTGATACTTAGCCTGTAACGGTCCACTAGGTGTCTGCCCTATCACACTAACATTATACGGAGTCACATTATTTTCCGCTGCATCGTTCGACACAGAAACTATAAAACTTCCGACATTTTCCCCTAAATTAACTTCTTTTTCCAAATCAGTCTTGAAATCTTCAAACTTTTTGGTACTATCATTTTGATAAACATAAGCCAAACCTTTAGTATACTCCAACCCGGAATATGCAAGGTTCCGTGCTTGATTAGCCTGATTGAACATCAATTCATTAACTACAGAAGTAGAAGAAATCTTCTGTATCCCGACAGCGAGTACTGACAATACGAAAATTGCGGCAATGGCAAAAATTAACGTCGAACCAGCACCATTCTTCTTTCTGTACATATAAGTACTCACTACGGCATGCTTATTGCGGTGTTGAAAGTTTTGGAAACATTATTGGCAAGAATAGTTGTCAACGAAATATTGAGCAAATGCGAAGCATAGCTTGCCGTAAATCCTGTTTTTGAAACAATATTATCGACTAAAACATGATTTACTTTTTCATCTGTCCCAATGGCAAGAACAATATCAGTCCCAGACAATGAAATAGTTCTACTTTCACTTTTGTATGTATAAGAAATAACATTGCCCGCAACAGCAAGCCCTGAAGCGCTTTGAATCTCGAGGATTATTCGCATCAATGCATTTTGCGCCTTTTGAGTCTGTGAATAATTTTGATCAGCGTCCATAGTCGCCCTGACGGTGTTTAAGTATCCAGAAAAAACAAAGCTTGCAAGAATACCAACAAGGACAAGAACGGCAATCACCTCGACCAGAGTGAAGCCGGCTTGGTGAATTTTGTTCAGGGTATATCTATTGGACTGCAAATACATGGCTTAAGTTCTCTTTGTTCCCATTCGTTATGGTCACAAGAATGGCATTCGCGGCCGGAAGTGACCAGTTATCAACTCCTGTTACCTGTTGGCTGGCTATAGTACAAGTTGAACATATTGTGCCGTGATTTTTAGAGTAGTTAGTAACCAAAGCCGTGATATTTTCAGCAGTCTTTGAAGTTGTATTGTAATAATCCGAAACTATCGTGTCCATTGCATTATTCAGCTGAGAACTGATAGTGAGTCTGTCAGATGTTACATGTGACGCCGTTATTCCTGACATAAATGTCGGGATTATTATTACTGCCATCAAGCCAAGGACGACTACCGTAATAATCACTTCGACCAAGGTGAACCCTTGGATCGTTCTATTTTTGTATATCATTTCACAAATCCTGTTTCGGCGTCCGGCATTATTGAATACGGTGGGGTACCTGTTGTAGTCGCCCCGCCAAAATTGTTAAACATAATAGTAAAATTATTAGAATCAGAAAGAGTATCGTTCAACTGAAGTGAGTTTAACAGCGTAGTGTCTTTATAAATTGAAATAGTTGTTCCCGAGCCTTTTATATTCCACTTTGCGTCAGACAAATCGCTCATTGCTTTTGTCTGAGTTTTTCTGATAGCATTTTTTATTACGTCTATATCTGCAAACTTCGGGGCGCCCTGATTACTATATTTTGATATTGCTATTGCGCCCAAAATACCAATGATTACCAATACGGCCACAATCTCAATGAGTGTAAATCCAGACATTCTATTTTTTTTCATGACTGATAAACTTTTTGAGAAATATACGTCACAGGAATTTGTGTGGACACACTAAGCGACAGACTTAGAAACGCATACACAGCATTGCCTGGCGATCTAAATACTACGAGAAGATACGCGTAAAGAATCACCATCGCTGCAACGGATAATAAAATTGAAATATCATTTATTCGTTTTTCGTTTTTATATTTCATATACTTGCACAACAATGGCGCAGATGTAAATATAGCGGCCAGTAGAAAGCATAATCCCATATTTTTGAATCCGCTATCTGCAAGAAGTCCATTCCCATGCTTTCTCATAAATTCAATCGCAATCGATAAATAAAGTAACCCCAAGAAAGCCCTCAACACAAATAGAACAGTTCTGTTGTCAATTTCTTTTGACAAAAACATTCGTGTCTCCCCTCGCGTAAAAAGCGTCTTCTTGTGGCCTGACAAACCCGGCACAGGCCAGGAATGGAGCGGCCGGATAGAAGACCGCGAAACCAGTACCTTTTATCCCCACCCTTCTTTCTCACTGCAGTTGCCCTTTTTCCCATCTCCTCGTCAATTGGCAGATGCAAACACTTGGCGGGCGCCCTCTGCCATGCCGGTCCTCCCCACAGTACCAACACCCTTTCTTTTCTCCCGTTTCTGGTTCTCATGGGCATTATGCCCGCGCCTGAAAACTACCGATCTACGCCCGAAAAAGTCATCCACTTCGACGCCATTGAGGCCGAGGAGGAACCGACCTTTGAAGGGCATCCTCTCGACTCTCCTGAGGCACTCAAGCGCCGGGGTAAAGTCATCGACTGGTGGTGCCAAGCACGGGACGCGCAATCGCTCAACCGCATCGAGCAGGCGCTCGACCACGATTACTATGACGGGCTCCAGTGGTCGGACGAAGACCGGCGCGTGCTTCAGCAACGAGGGCAGGCGGCTTTGGTCTTCAACAAGGTCATGCCGACGATCAACTGGATTTGCGGCACCGAGAAGAAAACCCGCATCGACTACCGCGTGGTCCCGCGTGGCCCCGAAGACACCGAGCCGGCCGAGGCAAAGACCAAGCTTCTCAAGTACCTGTCGGACGTGAACCGGACGGGCTTTCATCGCTCCAAAGCCTTCCAGGATGCGGCCATTTCCGGCGTGGGCTGGATTGAGCATTGCGTGGTGGCCGATCCCGACGACGAGCCCCTGCGCGTGCGGTACGAGGACTGGCGCAATGTCTGGTACGACCACCTGGCTGTCGAGCTGGACCTGTCCGACGCCCGGTATCTGTTCCGCTCCAAATGGGTTGATGAAGACCTCGCTTGCGCCATGTTCCCCGACCGGGCCGAGAAGGTCCACGAGGCCGCTATCTACCTCGCCAATAATGCCTGGACCGACGACGACGAGTTCTACTTCCAGCAGACCAATGCCATCCTGCAGGACGGCCGCCCCGCTTCCTCGCACATGTCGAGTGTGGGCGAGTACGCCAACGTCCAGAATCGGCGTACACGGGTCAAGCTGGTCGAGTGCTGGTATCGTGAGCCGGCGCAGTGCCAATGCATCCGGGGAAAGGGCCTGGGGCCTGAAAACGGGTCGCTGTTCGACGAGAGCAATCCACTCCACCAGTTTTACGTCGAGAACGGGCAGGCGACCGTCATTGACGCGCTGAAGCTCCAGGTTCGGTGCGCCATCTTCACGGGCAATTCCCTGCTCTGGGAAGGCCCCTCGCCCTATCGTCACAACCGATTCCCGTTCGTCCCGGTCTGGTGCTACCGCCGCAAGCGCGACAATGCGCCCTACGGCGTCGTGCGTGGCCTGCGGGATGTCCAGGATGACCTCAACAAACGCCGGTCCAAGGCCCTCTGGCTGCTCTCGAACAATCAGATGATCTACGAGCAGGGGGCGCTCTCCGACCCTGACGCAGCCCGGGACGAGTTGAGCGCGCCGGACGGCATGGTTGAAACTGCCCCCGGCGCGATTGACAAGGTCATCGTCCGCGACCAGCCCCAGCTTGCCGAGTGGCAGGTCAGGCTGATGGAGCAAAACGCGCAGTATCTCCAGGATGCTGCCGGCGTCACCGACGAGAACCTGGGGCAGGACACCAACGCCAAGAGCGGGAAGGCTATCCAGGCGCGCCAGCAGCAAGGCCACGTCGTCACGGCCGGGATATTCGACAACCTGCGCCTGTCCGTCCAGCTCTCCGGGGAAATTCAGCTTTCGCTCGTCGAACAGTTCTACGACACACCCAAGGTTCTCCGCATCCTGGGGAGCGATCCCAAGGCCATGGAGTTTGTGCAACTCAACGCCCGCCGTGCTGACGGGATGCTCATGAATCCCATCACCGCGTCCGCCGCCGATTTCGTGGTGGATGAGGAAGACTTCAACCAGTCCACGCGCCAGGCCATGTTCGATTCGCTCATGCAGGCCGTGCAGACGATGTCCCCCGAGCTTGGCGCGCAACTCCTACCAACCGCCCTTTCCCTTTCCGATCTGCCGCAGCGCGAGGAGATCATCGCCAAGGTCAACAAGGCCCTGGGTTTGGGCGAGGACGGCCAGCCGGCACAGCCGCAAGGCCCAGATCCGGCCGCGCAACAGGCCGCAGAGTCCCAGGCGATGCTCGACGCTGCCAAGGCCGAAGACCTCAAGGCTTCGGCCGAACTCAAGCGCCAGCAGGCCGTGACCGAGCAGACCGAGCAGGCCGTGCGCGCCCATGGCATGCAGTTCGACCAAAACGCCCAGGACATGGAGCGGGTCAAGCTTGTGGCTGACGTGGCCAACAAGCACGAGGGCAACCGCATCGCCGCTGCCAAGACAGCGGGCGAACCCAGGCCCGGCCACCAGGTGCCGGGGCTCAAATCGGACAATCCAAATCCCGGGTCATCGAACCCGGTTTAGGAGCAGGAGAAAGACCATGAAAAGTAACTGCGTTCCCACTGTTTGCGAACAAAAGATGCCTGTGCGCCCACTTTTTGGGTTGCAGGACAATCTTAACGACATCGCCGAGATGGCTGAAAGCATATCTCGGCTTGTCGTGGAAAGGGTTGGAGAAATCATTGGTTTATACCCCGAGGCACCCTGCGGCTCCACGGAAACGCCGTGCGGCTCCGACTTCCTGTCGCGGGCCAGGAGTGACAGTTCGCGCATCCGCGCTGCCTTGGCCGCAATCTCGGAAGAGATGAACCGTCTGTAGGAGCAAGGAAAATGGAAGGATACACCCCCGAAGACCTCGCCGCCGCCGGCCTCAGCCAGGAAGAAATCGCAGCCATGGCCGAGGAAGCGCCGGCCGAAGGTGCCTCCGCTGACGCCGAAGGTCAGCCTGTTGTCCCGCCCGTGGAAGCCCCTGAGGGCGAAGGTGGCGCGCCGGCCCAGGTTGCCGAGCCCGAAGTGCCGCCGGCCGCTCCGATTGACCCCAATGTCGCGCCTGTGCCTCCCGAGGGTGACGCATTGCCCGTCCCGGCCGAAGCCCCACCGATTGAGGGTGAGAAGGCCCCGGTGACGGACAAGCCCGCCGGCCCGCAGCCGGTGGATCCGTTCGTGGCCAAGATGGTCGGGCCGCAGATGACGGCTGAAGACTATCAGGCCGCTTTGGCCGATCTCAAGACCAAGGCTCAGGCCGGCGACATCGACATGTTCGAGTACTCCGACCGCGTGGCTGACCTCAAGGCGGAAATGGCCGTGGCCAAGTTCGCCCAAGCCAACAACTCCTCGACCGGCGACCAGAAATGGAATTACGCCCAAGAGGCTTTCAAGGCCGTCCATCCTGAATACCAGAACCCTGTCTTGTGGGGGGCGCTCGACGGCATGGTGCGGCAACTCGCCCAGGATCCCGAGGCGCAAAGGCTCTCCGACATCGGTTTTTTGGTGCTTGCCCACGAGAAGGTGCAGGAGGCCCTTGGGCTGAATAAGCCCAAGGGCGATGCCCATCCGGACGCTCCCACCACTCCTTCGGTAACCTCGACTCCGCAGCCGCCCGAGCGTGCCCCGGCTCTCGATCGAGCCAAAGACAAGCTCCCGCCATCCCTGGGTGGGCTGCCGGCCGCGCAATCGAGCCAGCCTGAGGATGAGTTCGCCAGTCTCGACAAGCTGACCGGCCTCGAACAAGAGGCCGCCGTGGCCGCCATGGAACGGTCTGATCCGGCCAAGTTCCAGCGTTGGCTTCGAGGCGGGGCGACTGCGTGATGGCTTGGGCCACTGAGCTTGCCTCCGGGGACGTGATCGACCTCGACGGCGGGAAGATCCTCATCGCTGTGACGGCGAATGGGGCAAACGGTTCACGAATCAGGATTCATGCCGACCGTTCCATTTCTATCGTGAAGAACGGCCGAAAAGCGGCAGAGGCGACCCAGGAGGGTTTTGGCGCCACTTTGAACAGCGAGGGAGTATAAGATGGCCAAAACCATCATTGGGCTCAACGACGCCAAAGCCGTCGCGCGGTATTCCGCCGCCCTGGCCGTGGACGTCGGCCGCGAATCGTACTTCGATCAGCGGTTTATCGGCAACGGGGAGAACGCCAAGGCCCCGATCCAGCGGTTGACTGACCTGGAGAACGCGGCCGGCGAGAAGATCAGCTTCGACCTGTCCATGCAGCTCACCGGCCAGCCGACCGAGGGCGATACCGCCCTGGAAGGGCGCGAGGAGAACCTGAAGTTCTTCACCGATTCGGTGTACATCGATCAGGCCCGCCACGCCGTTTCCACCGGCGGCCGCATGACCCAGAAGCGGACCCTGCACGACCTGCGGGCGACCGCGAAAAAGCGGATGGCCGAATACTGGGCGCGGCTCTTCGACGAGATGATCTTCATCTACCTGTCGGGTGCCCGCGGCACCAACGCCGACTACATCCTGCCGACCGGCTACACCGGCTTCGCCAACAACACCGTGACCGCGCCGGACTCCAGCCACCTGATGTTTGCCGCTGGCGCTACCAAGGCCACCCTGACGGCGGACAACAAGCTGTCGCTGTCCGACATCGACAAGGCCGTGACCAAGGCCGCGATGATGGGCGGCGGCACCCAGGGCATTCCGCAGATTCGCCCGATTTCGTTCGAAGGCGAAGAGACCTACGTCATGGTCATGAACCCGCAGCAGGCCGAAGACCTGCGCACCAACGCCAATACCGGGCAGTGGCTGGACATCCAGAAGGCTCTGACTACAGCCGTGGGCAAGGCGTCCGCAATCTTCAAGGGCGGGCTGGGCGTTTACAACAACGTCGTGCTGCACAGCCACAAGGGCTGTATCCGTTTCACCGACTACGGCTCCGGCGCCGTCAAGGCCGCCCGCTCCCTGTTTATGGGCATGCAGGCCGGTGTGATCGCCTTCGGTTCCCCGGGCGGCAAGTTCCGCTTCGATTGGGTCGAGGAGTCCTTCGACTACGGCAACAACATCGGCATCGAGACGCACACGATCTTCGGCGTCAAAAAGACCACCTTCAACAGCCTGGACTTCGGCGTGATCGCTATCGATTCCGCTGCGGCCCTGCCGGCGTAAGGGGAGGGACACGACATGTCGCTCATCGATTCCAACCTGAGCGTGGCCAGCAAGCCCGCCGTGACTTGCAACGAAGCCGGAAAGGTCCTGGCCGTTCGTGCAGCCGCGGCGGCCCCTGCCAGCCTGGCTGCCGACGACGTGTTTCTCATGGCCAAGCTGCCGGCCGGCTACGTCATCACCGGCGGCTATTTGGCCGCTACCGATCTGGACACCCATGCCACCACGCCCACCATCACCCTGACCGTGGGCCTGATGGATTTGTCTGACACCACCCTGGATGCCAATACCGATCTGCTGACCGTCTCAACGGTGGGACAAGACGGCTCCATGGCTGCCTTCACCAAGGGCCTTACCCAGGGCCCGTTCGCCGTGGACAAGTTCGTGGCCGTGAAGGTCGTGGCGGCCGCCGCCACCAAGGCCGCCGGAACGGTCTACTGCCAGGTCGAGTACGCCCAGCCGTAACCGGCCAAGCCAGGAGGCATGCAATGCTGATTGAGTGCATGGTTGAGCGTGAAGGGCCGTCCGTGGCCACCATTTGCGGCTTCACCTACACGTTCAAGGAGCAGCCTGACGGCGCGAAGGTTTGCGACGTGAACAACGGCGGGCACCGGGAGCGGATGCTGTCCATGCCCGCCTTTTACCGCGTCTACGAACCGGCCGCCGGGGTAGAACCTGACATCAACCAGGAACCGGGCGCGCCGATCATCCCCGAGATCCCCGACTTCGAGGACATGGACGTCAACGCCGTGCGTATTTGGGCCAGGACAGAGCTCGGCATCAAGGTCAAGGGCAGCCTGCCGCTGCGCCAGACTATCGAAGCTGTGAACCGTGAACTGCGCCGAAAGGGGTGGATCGCGTGAATGCCTACCAGATGCAGGAGCGTGTCCGGCGCATCGTTGACGATGATGCCCTGGTCGCTGGCCTGTGTCTTGACCTGCTCAACCAGGGACTCCTGGAAGTCGCCTCGCTGGTCAACCTACCGGCGCTCGATTCCTGGGCCACACTTACGATCCCGGCCGCCGCATCCAATGCGGCCCTGCCGGATGGCTTCATGCGTGAACTGCACACGATACGCGACCAAGCCCGGCCTGACGTGCCCATCGCCATCGTGTCGAGCCTCAAAGCCCTGGCCGATGAATTCGGCGTCATTGGCCACGAGAAGGGGCCGATCGAAGCGTGCTGCGAAGAGGCCGGGGTCCTTTCCTTCGCTCCGCAGCCGGTTGAAGAAACGAAGCTGACGGTCGGGTATTACCGGGAGCCTGCAGCCCTGGCTCTGGCGGCAGACGTTCCCTCCTGCATCCCCTCCGCCTTCCGCGTGGCCCTGCTCGTAAACTATGCGGCGTGGAAGTGCTTTGAACTCCTGGAAGATGGCATGTCTGGAGAAACGGTCATGTCTGCCCGCTACCAGGGGGACTACCAGCAGGCGGTTGCGGCCCTGGCCGCCAAGTTCCCGGACGTCTCGCGCAAGCGGGTTGCCCGGGTGCGAAGAGCGCGGTGGTTCTGATGGCCGCGCTCAAGCCCATCCGCTTCGGCCCCTGCCTTGGCCTCAACACCGTCTCCGCTCCCGAAGCCCTGACCTACGACGGTCAGACGAAGGCCTGGGAGGCGGCGGACTTGGTCAACCTCGACGTGCTTGATGGTGGGCGGCGTATCAAAACCAGGCCGGGGTTCAGCTTGGCGCTTGCCGGCGACTGGCGCGACGGCTTCACGGCCCCTGACGGCCGGGCCTACGCCGTCAAGGATGACGCCCTGGTCGAAGTCCTGGCCGACATGTCCACGCGCTCCCTGGTGGCCCTGGCGGCCCCTGGGCGGGTGTCCTGGGCCGCGCTCGATGATCTGGTCTTCTGGTCCAACGGCGCCGAGTCCGGCATGGTCCGGGACGGCGAGGCCGTGGCCTGGGGCGGGTACGACTACCCGGAGAACTCCGAGGCCGGTCGCTACGTCGCTCCGCCCGCGGGCACGATCTTGGCCGGGTTCGCCGGCCGGGTCTGGATCGGTGAGGGTCGATTGCTCCACTACACCGATGGCGACGACGGCCAGTTCTACCAGGACGCGGCCGACTACCTCGAAATGCCTGCCGAAATCACCATCCTGGCCCCGGTGGATGACGGCTTGTACGTCGGCACCACGGCCGGCGTGTGGTTCCTGGCCGGATCCGACCCAACACAGGGCATGCAGATGGTGCCGGTGTCCAGTGACCCGGCCACCCCCTGCACGTCGCTGCCCATCCGCTCGGACGAGGTCACGCAAAAATACAACCCGGCCGGCGCGGCCATCTGGACGAGCCGCTACGGCATCGTCATCGGCCTGACCGGCGGGATCGTCCTGCAACCCACAAAAGATCGGGTGGCGCTCGATGCGCCGGCGCAATTCGGGGCGGCTTGCCTCGTCGGGCGCCGGTACGTCGTGGTGCTCCATCCATAGGAGGGGCGCACCATGGCGCTTCGACTCTCCACGGGCCTTCGCAACACGATGCTGGCCGATGCCAGTCTCCAGGACGCCATGGCCAACGGCGTCCTCTACATCTACTCGGGCCCCCAGCCCACCGACCCCGATGCCGCCGCGAGCGGTACGCTGTTGCTCAAGGTCACGGTCGGTTCGGGGGCTTTTGCCCACGGCACGGCCACCAACGGGCTCAACCTGGGCACGCCGGCCGCTGGCGTCATCTCCAAGGCGACCGGAGAGGTCTGGTCCGGCGTGGCCGTGGCGACCGGTACGGCCGGTTACTACCGCTTCTGCGCCAACGGCACGGACTCCGAGCCGTCCGACGCCGACACCACGCGCAAGAGCATCGACGGGGCCATTTCGACCTCGGGCGCCCAGCTCAACATGTCGAGCACGGCTATCACCACCGGGGCGACCACCACCATCGACAGCTTCAGCCTGGCGCTGCCGGCGTCCTAAACCGTTCCATCTCCGGAGTCCCAACGCCATGACGCTCATGCTCCCCGATCCGACCAAACCGGCTTTCCCGCTTGCCCCACAGATTCAGTGGGACTTGCAGGGCGACCGGGACCGTGCGGACAAACTGCGTGGCGTGGGGCTCCAAGTGATGGAGCAGCTTAATCGCGAGAACGTCAACGACTACGCACAGTATTTCAAACAGGTCGATTACGATGATGGGTCGAAGATCAGGGTTCAGCGGCAAAAGCAAATCTTCGTCGATCTGTTCACCATCTTCATCTATGTGCCGCCTGCCGAGCAACCGAACCAGGATGAGGCTCCGGAGTTGATTCCGCAGTTGCGGGAGGGGCAGTTCTTTTGGGCGCCGGGATGCGTGGCGAGGTATGGCTTTCGGGAGGGGAAGGAGCTGCAAAACGAGATCCCGCTCAAATCTGGAAGCCTTGGAGATCTTGATTCGAGGAATGCCGGCACAGGGTTGGCTTATTTGTCCCTGAAAGAAGCGGGGCTGCCGGCCCCTGGCACGTCGCCAGACGGCACCATCTTCCGGACCTGCCGCGTCTGTCGGATGGAGGGCGTGTCCCCGGACAGCGACCAGCAGCCGTCGCAAATCATCTTGTCCGCCCTGCATATCCCCGCCGAGGGGCCGTTTTCCATTTCCTGCCTGGTGCGGCTGCGCCAGTCGATCGAAATGGACTACTCTTTTACTCCCAAGACCAGGGAGTTGGACAACGGATACACGGTCTGGAACCCGATCAAGCCCCGAATGCTTCGTTCCTCGGACGGAGCCAGCTGGTCCGCCGACTGCCCGGGCAGCCTGGCCCCGCTGGTCGGCTACAAGGTCCCCACGCGATTCTCCCGGCATTGGGCAAAATTCACCCTGCCGTGGCCGGACTACAACGACGATTTCGTGTCGCGCCAGTTCAATTGGATCGGCTACCGGGAGATCGCCGCCACCTGCCCGGACGAGCCCCTGCTGACCTCGGCCTACGATCCGGCCTCGCCCTACTGGGACAAGGTGCCGACGAGCGGCCTGGAGACGCTGGACGGGGAGTTTGTTGCCGGCTGGGAGGAGAACGCGGAGGACGCCAATGCGGCCCCGTATGCCTCCTTCTGCACCTTCAAGATGGCCGGGGAGCACGGCAAGGACATCGGCAGCCGGGCGGTGGGAACGTTGAGCGACGGGAGCCGCCGGTATGCCACGGTCCACGCCGTCAGCCGCGAATATAACCCCGACGGTTCGACCAAGACCACCACCCTGACCTTCAAGGACTATCAGTACAAGCTGCACCTGACTGATGCGGCGTCCTCCCTCACGTTCGGCGCGCAGCCTTTCCCGGTCTGCCATCCCCAGGGCTACCTGATGGGCATAAATCTCCTGGGCCTGTGCTGGTACAACGGCAACCGCCTCCTGGCCGGCAAGGTCTGTGACTTTGAGTCCGAATACGCCTTGCCGCCGGTCGTGTCCGATCCCCTTGCCCTCGGCGAGTGGCACCACGCCCTCATGACCTACGCCGCAGACGGCCGGACCGTGCTCTACGTCTCCCGGCTGGGGGCGCAGGCCGGGCAGGAGTTCTCGGCCGGGCAATCGACCGGCACCTACGTCCAGGACGATGGGTTCGGGGACCTGATCCCTGTCAGCGTCGGGGCGGACATGTGGACGACAACCCCGGAAAACGACGTGACGTACACGGACGACTTTTCCGCCTGGACGGCGTCTTCCTTCGTGGACCTGGGATTGCTCCGGTTCTACCGCCGGGCGCTGACTCCGGAAGAGGCCGTGCTGTTGCGCCAGGAAGCCCTAAGCGGGGTGTTCGTGGCCGACGATTTCGAGGCCGCGCAACTCATTGGAGCAGGACTCCAGCCGGTGGTGATCTGATATGTCCACTGCTTTGACTGTCTCCGTACTCAGCGCGCAAGGCAATGGATTTATCCCCCAAGGGAGTCCATCATTCGTCTATGACACGACAGTCATCGTAGGATGGCACCCAAGCGCTGTGTGCAGCGCCTTTTTCCGCTTTCCCCTGGCCGTCCCCAGGGGGGCGACCATCACCAACGCCTTTTTGCGGCTGGGTTCAGTCATGGCGGTTCCACAGGGAACCTGTAACCTGTCGATGTCCTGTCTCGCCACGGACAACGCCCCCCAGCCGGCAGCGACCGCCGAGGTGACGGGAGCAACCCATACCGACCTGGTGCAATGGCCAGCCGTCCCCACTGTCGAGCATAACGTCACTTTTGATTCCCCTGACATCGCCCAGGCGCTTCAGGCCATTGTCTCCCGCGACGGCTGGGTGTCCGGCAATTACGTGATCCTGCACGTCCAGGACGCCGGCTCGACCGAGGCCGGGGCCTACCGACCGGTCTACGGGTACAACGAGGACGGCGATCCTGTCCCGGAACTGCATGTCACCTTCGACGATACGGCCCCTTCCAAGACGTCAAAATACTATTCCAAGGACAAGTGGGGCATTGGCCTCTATGAGCAGGTAAATCCCACTCTGTTTTTCCCCGACAGCTGTTATGTTGGCTACGGAAATGTCGGCGCGAACGCTCCTGATGGTTTTTACCATTATACCTCCTTGGTGCACATTCCGCTCTATGTCCCCCAGGGGGCGCAGATTGATTCCGCTGTGTTGCGGCTCATTTCGATTGGCGATTTCCCGGATACCGGGGTAAATCTCAGCGTGAAGCTCGTCGATCAGGCCGATGTCGCACCCCTTAAGGATCCGAATACCGCAGGGAGTTTCAAGACCAAGGCGGATATTGAGGCGTTGCCCAAAACCGCCGCCATCGCCTGGAACAATGTGCCGACGTTGACGCACCTAGAGTCCATCGACTCGCCGAATCTCGCGGCCCTGGTTCAGGGGATCGTCAACAAATCGGACTGGAAGACCGGAAATTCCATCCTGGTTGTCATCGAGGACAACGGATCAACGCAGGGCGTGTTCCGGGTCTTTCTCGGATTTCAAAACCTTGATGACCCGCAAAATGGGTCCTCCCTCCTGGTCGAGCATACGCCGGCCAACAACGATACCTTTGCGGCCGCCGAGTTGATGCTGCCCATGATTAGCTCGGCTGGCAGCTGGTCGGCCTCGGTGTTTCCCTCGCTCGGCTATCTGCCGTCCCAGGTCCTGAACCTGCTTTCCCCGGCCCATACCGCATCGGGGATAGACGATTCCGTCAGCGCCTACGCCCTAGAAAACGCCGATTTCTACGGCAATCCGACGTTGGGAGACTATTGGGCCTGGTGCTGTCTCATGGCTGTCGGTCGCGACATCCGGTATTCCGCAGAGTACGGCGATGCCTGGACGTGTGCGGCCAGGACCCTTGAGCGGGCGTGGGGCGACTGCGAAGACGGGGCCATTCTCCTGCACTCCATGATGTTGTCCCTGGGGTGCCCGGCTTCGCGGATCAAGACCGTTTTCGGCACCTACGGCATGGATTCCATTGGCCATGCCTGGACGATCTTTTTGCGGGCTTCAGACGGCGAATGGGTGGTGATGGACTGGACGGCCTACGATGTGAGTCCTCCCGACATAGAGGACCTCCCGCGTCAGCTCGACGTCTTGTCCACCTACAAGGACGTGTCCAAAGTCCTGACCCGTGACGCCTTTGTAGCAACGACGCAGGCGCAGTTCGTGGCCTCGATCACGAACAACCACGCGGTCGGCCTGGCCTCGTTGCCCATCCCGGCAGGATCTGCTGCGTCCGGCCCCCACGCCTCGGGTGTCGCAACGCTGTCCAAGATGACCGGAGACGGCCGCTGCGGAGCCAGGGCTTCGGCCAGCCTGCCGGCGGTTACCGGGACCGGCACGGCGCAACAACTGGCGACCGCCTGGGGTTCAGCCATGCTTGCCGTCATGGCTGGTGACGGGACAACGGGCGCAACGGCGGCCGGCGTCCTGGCCGCATTCACCGGCACCGGCCAGTGCGGCACGTCGGCCAGTGGCAAGGCAAATTTCCCGGCCATCGCCGGTACCGGCACGGCGACCACTGCCGCCCTGGTCCATGGGGTTGGCGTTCTGCCCTTGCTGGCAAGTGCGGGAGTCGCGCTCTCCGGGGCCACCGCCACCGGGGCGGGAGTCATCCCTACCCTGGACAGCCTCGGGCTGGCCGCACAAGGGCCGACGGCCAATGGTGTGGCAATTCTGCCGCAACTTTCTGGAAAAGGGCTCGCCTCTATGTTGCTGGCTGCGGTCGCCGCGTCCGAACTCCCGCCGTTTGTCGGCCAGGGGCACGCCATTGGGGCGGCGCCCTGGGTGAGGACTCTCAAATATGACCCCGCGAGGTGGGCATGAGCACGCTTGGCCTTTCCCTGGCCCTGGATTCCATGGCCGCGTCCCAATACGAGGGCCTGCCCTTCACGTCATTCCTGACCATCGGCGGGAAAGTCTACGGCACGACGCCCGACGGACTCTACCTCATCGAGGGCGACACCGATGCCGGCGAGGGCATCACCTGGGAAGTGTCCGGGCCCATGACGGACGCCGGGGCCGATGAATACAAGCGGGCGAGGTCCGCCACCGTCTCGGGGCCGAACACGGAAAGCGCGGAACTCGCCATCACCTTCGATTCCGGCCAAGAGCCGACCGTCTCCGACCGCCGACCGGGGGGCCGCTTCATGGTCGGTCGCGATGGTGCCGGGCGGGCGGTGCAATTTACTGTGTCAGGTACCGGCCCGGTGGAAATGACCGGCGTGTCGTTGGATATTTTGGTGCTCGGCAAAAAGGCGAGGGGGTAGCATGGCTGGAAGTTCCGGCGCGTATCAGAAGATCTACGATATTCAGACGTCGTCTACGCAGTTGCAGCAGACGATGCTTGACCTTGTAACCTCGGCCACGTCGTTGCTGGCGTCCCCCGCTGTCATCCCTGAGGTCAGCGTGTCGCATTCAGGCACGCCGACCACGCCGACGCTGTCCGCTTTTCCGGCCACACCCTCCCTGCCGGCGTTCAGTGACATCCTCGAGCCGACCGCTCCGACTGCACCGAGTCTCGAGACCACCGACGTGGCCGACGTGGACATCCCTGTGTTTTCCATCTCGCCGCCCTCCATCGTCTTCCCGAACTTTGACGACATCGAATTCCCGGCCGCCCCGGGCGATGCGCCGGCCGTGGCCGACATCACCATCCCGGCCGATCCTGAGTATGTGCTGCCCGACGCCCCGACTTGGGAAGATTTCGAAATCCCGGCAATGCCAGCCTACGTTACGCCGAATTTCGAGGGCTCCCGCCCGACGCTACCGGCCATGGACACGCCGGGGCAGGTCTTTTTCTACGAGGAGAGCCAGTTTTCCCCGGCCCTGTGGGAGGCCCTGCAAGCGCAGCTGCTCGACGACATCCAAAACGGCGGGGACGTTTCCAACATCTTGGCCCTGGCCGGCATGTTCGCCGAGCAGGAGCGGTGGGTCTTGGAGCAGGGGACGCAGCGCAAAGAGGTCATCGCGGCCACCTGGCGGGCCAAGGGCTACACCCGGCTTCCCGGCCCGGCCCTGGCGCAACTGCGGCTGGTGGACCTGGACATCGAAAAGTCCCTAGCCGCCACCAAGACCCAGGCCGTGGCCAAACAGGCCGAACTCTCCATCCAGTACCGCCAGTTTGTTCTGGAGCAGGCGGCGACGGTCATCGCCAATGTCGAGCTTGCGAAGTGGAATGCCTCCAACAACCGGGCGTTGGAAGCGGCCAAGGTGACGGCCGAGATGGCGTACCAGGACGTGGACGCCCGGGTGAAGCTCTACAATCTTTCCTTGGCCCTTTTCCAAGCCGATGCCGCCGTGTTCGAAGCCAAGCTCAAGGCCTCACTGTCCGAACTCGACGCTTACAAAACGGCCATGGAAGGAGCGAGAATCCGCGGGGAACTCCGGGATTCCGACGTGAAGGTCTACCTCGGCCGGCTCCAGGGCGTAGCCCAGGTCGTCGAGATTTACAAGGGACGGCTCCAAGGCGCGGCGACACAGGCCGAAGTGCAGAAAGCCAAGCTCCAGGCCTATGAAACTCAGGTCCAGAGCTTCGTTGCTCGCGTGAACGCCGTTCGGGCGCAGTACGACTGCCGGGTGGCCCAAATCACGGGAGAGAAGGCCAAGGCGGACGTCTACGACTCCCAGGTCAGGGCCTACACCGCCCAGCTTGGCGGGGCCAAGACTGTTGCGGAAATCGGCAGCATCAAGGCCGGCATCGTGTCGGAGCGCAACAAGACCAGCACGGCCATCTATCAGTCCAACGTCGAGGCCTATCGGGCGCGGTGGCAGGGAGTGGCCACGCAGGTAGAAAAGATGGCCCGGCAGGCCGACGCGCTGGTCCGGATCTACGCGGCGGAGACCCAGGGCGTGGCCGGCGAGAACGATTCCAAGGTGCGGGCTTTTGCCTCCGCTGTGCAGGCTTTCGCTGCCGAGGCGGACGCCTCGATCAAAGAGGCGAGCCTGTTGATGGATCGCGGCAAAGCCCTGGCCGACCTCAACGAAAGGGCCTTGGCTGTCACTGCCCAGGTCTCAGGCCAGGGGCTGGCATCGGCACTGAGTCAGATTCACGGAACGGCATCGCTCGGGTCGAGCGACAGCTACACTGAAGGGAAAAGTGAATCGCACACCATAAGTGAAGGCACAACCGTGAGTACGCAGACGTCTTCAAGTCGTTCATATGGCGAAAGTTATAACTATAATACAGCGTTGTAATCTGGAGGTTTTATGGCTTGGGGATCGACGGAATACGACTTGCTGCGGCAGAAATACGCTAATCAAACGCAGGTGGCTAACGCCGAGGCGACGAAGGCCAACGCTGCTATGCAGGGTATTGAGCAGCAGCCGGGTATGCAGGCCGCCCAGGACCAAGCCGCCATGGATCGGGCGCGACTGGCCGCAAACAATCAGTCGATGATTGCCGATATGAACAATCAATCCGCGCAAGATATCGCCAATTCGAAGGACCAAGCCCAGCGCGACATTGCGGCCTTGCAGGACCAGGGCGCGAACTATCGCACGGGGTTGTCCACGAGCACACAGTCGAGCATCGCCGATGGGCAACTTGGTCTTGAGGGTGCCAAGGCTGCGGCGGAAGACCAAACGCGACGTTACGCCCTTACCAAGCCGTCCACGGTCTGGAACGAGCAGACAGGCGAGCGTGGGTCCCAGCCGGGGGTGAATTTTAGCCAACCCCCCGACATTGGCACGTCTCCCCTTGACCGCTTTCGCAATCTGCCCCGCTACAGGGACGGCGGGCCGGCCGTTGCCGGTCGTCCAATCATCGTTGGCGACGGGGGCAAACCCGAAGTGTTTGTGCCGAAAACGGATGGGGTTGTTCTGCCGGATGCCAATGCAATCAGGAATGCCCGCAGCCGCCTCGATGTGATGATACCTCGTGAAGGGTCCGCCGTTGATGCTCATCTGGCCCGGGCGGGGGTTAGCGACTATTCGCCCCCTCGATCTCGACCGCAACCGGCGGTTCAGGCCGGCGGGGACACGGAAAACTTTGACTACGTTGGCCTGGCCCGCAAATTTAGCGACCCCAAGACGCCGGCCGAGTGGAAACAAACCGCCCTTGCCAGTCTGCGCCCCGACCAGCGCGAACTTGTCCGCAACTCGATGGAAGTGAATCCGCAGATTGATGCCGTCTTGGCCAAGGCGGACGCCGCCCGTAAATCGGCCCCGTCCATGCGGGAGGTGGCGGCAAACAACATCGGGCAGACGTGGGATTTTCTGACAGGCGGAAAGCGGGATGCCGCACAGCAAGAATCTGGCGACGGCTACAAGCCAAACGTTGGCGAACGCATCCGGGCCAGCCTTGCCCCGGCCGTCGATCAGGCCGCCGAGTCCGTGCGCAACAGCGTCTACCCGGGAGAGCGCAGCAACGAGGCGTCCCCGGAATGGGCGGACATGCGGCAGGCCGTACGGAGCCGGCTCAACACGGGAGCGTCCCAGGCCCCAGAGACGAGCGGCGACACCATGCCGGTCGGGATGGTTGACGACCTGGACAACGAATCTCTGGCGTATCGCATCGGGCGCGGCGTTCGTGCCGCCCTTGGAAAATAGGAGCCTCAATGGCCGATTTCTACGACTCTGATCTGGCCTACCGCGCCTCTCTGGCCGCTTCTCCCACTGTCGAGCCGCCGCCGGCTGAGTACGATCCGCTTGCCCATTTCGATGCATTGGCCGGGCAGATTGATGCCGAGCGGGCGGCCGGGAAGCTCGGGGAGCCGACCGGCGTTGTCGATATGTCGCAGTTTCAGCCGGCCGCCAAGCCAGCCCCTGACCGTGGATGGCTTGGCGACATGGGCGCGTCCGTTGCCCGTGGCGTCTATGGCGTCGGCGAGACGGGCGCGAAGGCTTACGAGGGCGTGGGCCGGGCGGCCAAGGACTTTACCGGCGTCGAACTCCCCGGGACGCAGGGGGCGGGAGAGCTTGCGGAGAGCATCGGCAAGGCCCGGGATGAGGCGTTCCCCATTTCCAGGGCCGCCAGTGAATCCGGCGCACGTAGCGTCGTCTCCCAAGGTGTTGAATCGGCCGCCACGTCGATGACCCCGGCCCTGGCCGGTGCGGGCGCTGGCGCTGTCCTGGGTTCCGTAGTCCCCGGCATCGGGACGGCCATTGGCGCTGGTGTCGGCGGTCTTATCGGCCTGTTCTCCGGCGTCCCTACCTTCGCCGCCGCGCAGTACCGCGACACGATGAAGCAGGCCGAAGAAAAGGGTGTTGACCCGGAGAAGGCCAAGTGGACGGCCCTGGTCAATGCCGCGTCCGAAGGCGGCACGGAACTGCTTTCCGATGTCGTGGCTGCCGCGACCGGAGGTACGGGCAAAGTTCTGACGGCTGTCGGCAAGGACGCATTGAAGGCGGGCATCTCTCCGCTCCTCAAGCAGGGCTGGAAGCCGATGCTCAAGAACATGGGCAAGGTTTTTGGGACCGAGGCGTCAAGCGAACTTCTCAACTCCGGCATCCAGGCCGAGGCGAATAAGGCCGCCGGCATCGACGACAAGGGTTTTTGGGACGCCGTAGCCGAGAACGCCGGACCGGTTGGCGTGGCCTCGCTCATTTTCTCGACCATCGGCGGCGGCATGACCTACGCCGGGCGGCGGCGCATCGAAAACGCCCTGACCAACCCCGAGGTGCATCCGGCTGAACGCGAGGCGGCGGTCAAGGCTGTCACGGGACAACTTGCCGACATCGACCCCGTGGCCGCCAAGGTGTGGGACACGTCGGCCCGCACCGCGCTTGCCGATGGGCAGGCTATTCCGTTGGACGAAGATTTCATCGGGAAGGATGAGGCGCGGCAGGCGACGGGCAAGGCGGCTGAAGCGGTCGCTGCCGCAGCGCAGCCGCAGTCCAACCCTGTTGCCGAAACCCTGGCCGCCGCCGGCTTGGCCGACAAGCCAGAATGGCAGCAAGCCCTGGCCGAGTTTGACCAGCTTTCGGGAAACCAACAAGCTGTTGAACAGGCGACGACCGGCCAGCCGGCCAAGCCCCGCGAGGTCGTGCCCGAGGTCAAGCCGAGTGGCGACGGCGGCGACGACTCGTATCAGGGCGTCCAGGCCGACGCAGCCCTGGCCCCGGCGCTCAATGCCGCCTTCTACGAGCCGGGCCAAGTCGATGCCGCCTATCAGGGCAGGATCGACTTGGCCAAGGCTGACGCCGAGGCTACGCGTCTGTCCCAAGCTGAACCATTCCCACAGGGCCAGGATGGATTCCTGGAACGGGCCGCGCCGGCTGAATCCCCTGTTGTCGAACCGGCCCCCGCCCCCAAAGTTCTTTCCCCTGCCGAACAGCGCAAGGCCGACGGACTCGCCAAGCGGGTCGCCAACCTGACGTCGCTTCTGGCCGTGGAGCGCAACCCGGCCGCCCGCGCCCGCATCGAGGAAACCCGCACCGGCTACGAGGTCGAGCTTCGCAGCCTGACCGGCGAGGCGGCCGCGGTGCTTTCCCCCGAAGAACAGACCAGGGCCGAGGCGTTGCGCCTGGAGCGCGAGACGCCGCAAGTCTCCTTGCCGCAGGGCCAGGGGTTTGACCTTGTGGGTGAGCCCCAGGACTATAGCCAGGCCGAGAACGCCAGCCTGGAGCCGATGGCCCAAGAGGCGGCGCAGCAAGCCGAAATCCCGACCGTCCAGGACGTGGCCGACTTTGACGCCGGCAAGGACCAGACCGAAGCCGAGATGGTGCGTGGCTACCAAGAGCGGGCCATGCGGGAAGCCGGGCAGGAGCGGTCCGGCCTGTGGAAGTTCCTTGCGGGCCGGCTCGACGCCAAGTCCATTTCCGACCAGTACGGCAAGGCGGCCCTGGAAGACCTCCGCTCCAAGGCTCCCCGCTCCATTTTCGCCGGCAACGGCAACGGGGTGTCGTTTGACAAGCTGGAGCAGGAAGCAAAGTCCCAGGGCATCCTCAACCCGGAAGCCGACATGGTGGACACGCTGCTGACCAACGTCACGACGAAAGAGCAGGCGGCCCGGGACCAGTTGAGTGGCCTTGGGGAGCAGAGGGATTTCCGGCCTGTTGAGCCTTCGGCGTTGCAGCCGGAAGCGGAGGGCATGACGCCGCTGAACTCGGACGGGACGGTGCGGGATGGCGTGCAATATTCCACGGGCTCCGAAGCTGTCCCCCGCTCTCATACGGTCAAGGACGTCCAAAAGGCTTTTCCGACCGGGGTCGTTACAGAGACGCCGGACGGCCATGCGGTCGCTCTTCCCAACGGCGAGACGATCCACGTCAACCGTGTCGGCGAAATCTCCCTGGATGATGGCGTGGCCCAGTCCGGGGGCTACGCGGCCGAAGAAGTGGCCGGCGCTACGCCTGTGGCTTCGTTCAAGCCCATTGATGGCGGCGGCCTCATCTCCCTGACCGAAGCCGGCGGCCAGGAATTGCCCCACGAGGTCTACCACGCAGCCGAGTCCATGGCGCTTACCCCACGAGAGGTGGCGGCCGTGGAGCGTGAACACGGCAACGCGGAGGGCCGGGCCAGGGCATACCAGGAATGGCTTGCTGGAAAAGGCGAGGACAAGACGGGCGTTTTCGCCAAGATTAAGGAGTTTTTCCAGCGCATCCGGGAGTGGATCGCTCCGACCGCCGAGGGGACCTTTCGCAAGGTGGCCGGCGGCGAGGTGTGGAGTCGGGAAGCGCGTCAGGCCATAGGCGGGGAACAATACAAGCTGTCCACGCCCCCCGGTGCGGCCAGCCAGCCCGCGCCCACCTTTGATGACCCTTCCACGGAAACCCGTTACCGCGAGGCCACCAAGGGCATTGCCGACCAGCGCGGCATTGTCGAAAAGGCGAAGGAGTGGCTTGGCGAACAGAAGGCCGGGTTCACCCGCCACTTCATCCACATGCCCAACACGCCGGAGTTTTCCGAGGCGCACGAGGCGTTGCGGCAACTTGAGGCCGCGCCGACCGTCGCCAAAGAGGTGGCCGTCCGCAACCTGAAGAAGGTGACCGGCAACCTCTCGCCGGGCGCGTATGACCTGTTCACCCGCAAGGTCATTTTGGACGACCTGACCCACGAGGCGACCTTGGGCCACTCCCTGCCGTACGGGTTCACGCCTGAATCGCTGGCGAAGGAGAAGGCCAAGATCGACCAAGCCGCCGACAACACGGCCGAGGTCAAGGCCGCCCTGGCCCAGCGCAAAACCATCATGGACGATCTGGCCGGCCGGCTGGTTAAGGCCGGCATTCTGTCCGCCGATCAGGTCAAGAACCCTGCGTATTTCCGTCACGAAGTCCTGGAGTACGCCCGGGAGTGGCAGGTTTCCCAGGGGACCGGCGGGGCGCTCAAAAAGCCCAAGCCCGGATATGCCAAGGGCCGCGAAGGATCTGAAAAGGACATCAGCGCCAACTACCTGGAAGTCGAATACGCTTTTCAGCAGCGGGCGCTTGTGGACCTGAAGACCGCCGAGACGTTGGAGAAGATCAAGGCCAAGTACGACCAGAAGCCGGCGCTTGAGCTCGCGGCCAAAGAGGCGAACGCTCGCGCCTTGGCCGCCCTGGGCGTTGCCACCAAGGGCATGACAGAGGCCCAAAAGCGCGAAGCCTTGGGCGCGAAGTACAAGACCTGGGCTGACATCATCCCTGAGGGCTACGAGCGGTTCCAGGCCGACAAGGGGCTTGTCTACCACACGGGCAACTCCATCACGGACAAGGCCATGCTGTCGCTGATGGACGCCTTGCAGATGGACGAGAAGTCTTTCCAGTCGCAGGCCCCGGAAGTCGTCTTGGACGTGCTGAACGGCGTGCGGCAGCAAATCATGGTCGGCGGCAAGAAGCCTGAAATGGTGCTGCCGAAGGGCATGGTGGACACGCTCAACAACCTGCGGCCGAAGCAGGAAAAAAGCTTTTTCGATCAGGCGCTTTCCAAGCCGCTCGGGCTGTGGAAGCAATGGGTCCTCATCAACCCGCGCCGGGTGCTAAAATACAATCTCAACAACATGGCCGGCGACTTGGACGCCGTGATTGCCGGCAATCCGAAGGCCATCAAGCGGATGCCCGAGGCCATCCGGGAACTTCGCGCCGTCATGAAGGGCGGGGAGCCGTCGCAAGAGTATATGGATGCGGTGGAGCGTGGCGTCTTCGATTCCGGCCTGTCGGTCCAGGAAATCCCCGACGTGGCCCGGCTGGACGCCTTCCAGAATTTAATGGCCGAGAAGGCGGGCAAAAACAATCCGATGACCTGGATTGGCAAGGGCTGGCGCGGGCTCCAGGACTTCACGCAGTTCCGGGAAAACTGGCTGCGTCTGGCCGCCTACAAGGACTATCTGACCCGCATCAATGCCGGCGAGGACATGAAGTCCATCGGCTACGGCGCGGCCGATCCGAAGATGGTGGACGCGCTGTCTGACCCGAGGGACAAGGCCGCCCTGTTGGCCCGGTCGCTGGTGGGCGATTATGGAGCCGTCTCGCACTACGGCCAGGGCCTGCGCAACAAGGTCATCCCGTTCTATTCGTGGATGGAAGTCAACGCCAAGCGGTACAACCAACTTGTCATGAACGCCTTTGACCAGGGAATCGGCCAAGGCTTGAAGGCCGGCGGCCTGACGGCGGGCATGTTGGGCGCTCGGGCCTCCATCTATCTTGGCGTCCGCATGGCGGCCATGTACGCGCTCATCGGGGCCTACAATCACCTCTTCCACGGCGAGGACGAGGAAAAGCTCTCCGAGTTGGACCGCCAGCAACTGCATGTGATCCTGGGGCACGACAATGACGGCAACATCCATACCATCAAGCTTCAGGGGGCGCTCTCCGACTTCCTGAGCTGGTTTGGGTACGCCGATGCCGTGTCGGCCATGAAGCAAGTCCAGAATGGGCGTGGCTCGTATGGCGATGTGCTCAAGGCCATGGCGAAGGCCCCGGTCAACAAGATCGCGGGTGGTCTGACGCCGCTTTTGAAGACGCCGCTGGAACTTGCCTCCGGCCACTCTCTTTACCCGGACGTGTTCAATCCTCGCCCAATGCAGGACAAGGGGAAGGAGGCCGCCCGCCTTTTCTCGCTGGACAACGAATACGACGCCGCCATGAGCAAGCCCACTCGCGGCTATTGGAAGTCCTGGGCGCAGGCCGTGGACTACAGCCGCAACGTCGGGGAGATCAGCTACAACAACACCATGGACTTGGTGCGCGACTTCAAAGAGTCCAAGGGTATTGAGGGGGCCGGGTCGTCGTCTTCCCCCAAGAGCCGCCTGATCAGGGAATACAAGCTGGCGCAGCGGTACGGTGACGACGACGCCGCAAAGAAGGCCCTGGCGAAGATGCAAGCCGAAGGTGTGACCGCTGACGATATGGAAAAGTCGCTGATCCGATCGGCCCCCCTGGCGGGCATTGCCAGGAAGGACCGTGCCGAGTTCATGGCTCGACTCACGCCCAAGGAACAGGATCAAATCAAATCGGCCGAGGCTTGGTACAAGGACACGTTCTTGGATGGCGACATGCTCAAGTCCAAGTACGATTTTCACGAAATGCAGGCCGATTATAACGTCATGCACAAGCAAGAACGAGAACTGACCAAAGCCGGCCAGTTTGCCGAAGCCAACAAGCTCAAGATCGACAACGGCCTGTACCGAAAAGGTAACCTTATCTCCATCGTGGAGCGCATCCGGGCACAGCGTAAAAAGGTGGCCGACTCCAGATTGCCGGAAGACGAGAAGGTGCGGCGCATCGACAATTTCGACCAACGCATTAAGGAGGCCATGGACCGGGCTATGGCGGCAGTAGGAGGCAACCAGTGACGAAGGACAAAATTTACGTCGGTAGCATCGGCACCGAAATCATCGCCGATACGGGCGTTGACCTCACCGGGGCTACTGTATCGCTGGCGGTTCTCAAGGCGGGCGGGACCGAAGTCACGTGGTCGGGAGTGGTCCATGACTCGACCTCCGTTCGGCATACGACTGTGGCGGGAGATCTGGACGTCCCCGGCGATTATCGCGTGCAGCCGCAGGTTTTGGCGGCAGACGGATCGTGGGAAATCCCAGGCGCAACAGACAAATTCCACGTTTCAAGCAAGTTTGAATAAGGAGAAAAACCATGGGCATCCTCACCACGACCGGCAAAAACACTGTCCTCGACTCGGGACTCCCCTCCGCCCTCTACGCCGCCCTGCACTCCGGGGCTCCTGGCTCTGACGGCTCAGCCAACGAACTGACCGGCGGCACCCCGGCCTACGCCAGGAAGTCCGTCACCATGGCCGCCGCGTCGGGCGGGGCCAGGGACATCAGCGCGGGCGTGACGTTCGACGTGCCGGCCTCGTCGACCGTGGCCTATGCCAGCTTGTGGACAGCCACAACCGGAGGCACGTGCGTTGCCACCGACGACGTCACCAGCGAAACGTTTACCGGCCAGGGCACGTACAACCTGACCGCCTATACCGTCACCCTGTCCGACTAGGCTGGGATCTACCATGCTGAACGCCTGGGTTGGCAGCAATAGCGCCTGGGGTGGCAGTCCGGCGGCTTGGGTCGGCATCGAGACGACAACCGGGGGCGCCGCCGCGTTGACCGCAGCGGCGTCGGTTGTCGCGGTCGGCGCAAAGGGCACGGCCAAAGAGTCCGCCGCGGCCGTTACGGCGTCCTGCGTTGCCGGAGGCAGCAAGGCCGGCACTGTCACTGCCGCCGCTGCCGGATCGGTCGCAGCCGTAGCCAACGGGGTACGTCAGACGTCCGGGCAAGGCGCGGCCGCCGGTACAGCCTCGGTTGCGGCCCAGGGGTCGAAATCGACACAGGGCTCTGCTTCCGCCCAGGCCAGGGCGACATGCAGTGCCACCGGCACCGTGGTTGTCGCTCAGGCGGCGGAATCCCATGCCACGGCCCAGGCGTTGGCGTCAGGGGCAAAGGTCGCCGCCAGCGTTGGCTCATCCACGGCCGCACCGGTTGCCTCCGTCAGCGGGTCCAAGTCCTCCCAGGGTTTGGCCAGCGTGTCGGCGTCTGCTTCTGCCTCGGCTATGGGCGAGGCCCCTACGGCCGGGGCGGCATCCTCGCACGCATCGGCCTCTGCGGCGGCAAGCGGCGGCAAGGGTGCGGCCGGCACTGCGGCTGTTTCCGCCCGGACCTTGGCTGTGGCGCAGGCGTGGCGCGGGGCACTTGGCCTGGCTGGCGTCGGCTGCGTGGCGTCCACCACCGCAGACGGGAAGAAGTCGGCAACAGGGGCGGCGCTGTCGCAAGTCTTGGGCTTGGCAACGGCTGTCGGCCAGTCTGGCGGCTTGGTCGGCTACGGGGCAGCCGGCGCATCCGTGGCGTCCACGTCTGCGTCCGGGCAAAAGGGGGCCGCTGGCTTGGCCGGCTTTTTGGCCTATGCCCTGGCCCTCGCCGCTGGTCATGTTGCCGACCTCGGTCCCGAGGTCCTGCGCCTCCGCTGCCCGATCACGCGCACGGTGTGCCTGGAGAGCCCGGCGGTCCGGGAGGTGCGCCTCCAAACCTCTATCACCCGCACGGTCCGCCTGCGGACGCCCATTTCGGAGTGATTCATGGCTGAAACACCCATCCCCGCTACCTACCTCACCGCAACCACTTTTTCCGTGGCCGCCGACAATGCGGGCGATTTCCCGGCCGGCGTCCGCGTCCAGGCCAATTGTGGCGCGGATGGCACCCGATACGGCACCTCGACCGGCTACGCCGGGACGACCATCGGGCTGTCCATGGACGCGGGCGGCCTGACGAGCAATTTGGTGGACGTGCTGCACGGCAACGACGTCCCGGCGTCCCTGGCCAACCACGGACACACGGGGCAGGCCGACGGCGGCCTGCTGACCGCCGTGCTGGCCTCGCTGCCGGCCCACTACGCTCGGTCGGCCCTGGCCGGCCTGGCCGGAGCCGACGCGGCCGGCCGCCGGACCCTGGCCCTGCCCGGCCGGATCACGGTCAACGTGAATGATGCCGGCTACGCCCTGGCCGGCGTCCCATCCATGGACCTGAACGTCGCCGCCAACTGGGACGCCGCTTCCCCGGACTACACCAACCCGGCCAACCGGGCCGGCAAGGACATCTCCGTCTACGCCTGTGTCCAGGCCGACGGGACGCCGAAGCTGCTTTTTTCCGCCAACGCCACCTTTCCCGCCGGCTACGACGCCACCACCTCGCGAAAGATCATGGGGTTTCACTGCCTGTGCCTGTCGGTCGGGACCGTCGACGGCCATGCCCTGTCCGGGTTCGCCACCGGGGACATCCTGCCGGCCAGCCTCTGGGACCTCGGGCACCGCAGCGCCGGCGACCAGGCCGGGCGGGTGTACAGTCCCGTGGCCGGCGGCAAGTGGGGCATGATCTACCTGCCGTCGGTCAGCGGCGGAAAGCTCCTTTCCGCTTACGGCGGGACCATCGCCTGCGGCGACAGCACCCCGGCCTTTCATTGGTTCAAGTTCACCCAGTGGCTCGGAGCCCAGGGCGAGCGCCCCATGACCCAGATGGAGTTCGTGGCCTTTTCGCTCGGCAGCAACCAGGGGTCCGCCCTCGGCGGCACGGTCAAGCCGGCCACCACCGGCGGACACGTGGACACCAACGGCCGCCGCATGGTCTCGGACATCGGCTGCGAAGACTGTTGCGGCGTGTTGTTTCAGTGGGGGGCCGAGGCCGGCGGCGGAGCCGCTGCGGCGGGATACGTCAACGCTTTCGACGCCAACGATTACGGTGTCCTAGGACAACACACCCAGGCTCCGAACCGCGTCGCCATGGGCGGCAACTGGTCAACCGGTACTTTGGCTGGTTCGCGCTGTTCGAACTGGACGGGCGGCCCTCTGACGGTGGGTGCCAATACGACCACACGCGGTGTCTCGGAACCGCTGGCCGGCGGGATATAGGAGGGACCATGCACGGATACCCATCGACGATCGCCACGCGCCAGGACGTCGTCAATCTCCTGGCCGAGGAACGGTACGCAGCCCGGGCTCTCGCCTATCTGCAGATCCTCCTGGATGAGCGGTACGGCTGGGTCCTCCAGGGGCAGATCCCCCTGGACGCCCCGGCCCCGACCGTGGCCGGGCACAAAATCGAGGACGTGGCGGATGAGGCCGGGACGGTCACGCAGCGGTATCTGTACCAGTGGATGGTCTCGCCCCACACGGCCCTGGACCGGCTTGGCGTCACGGCGGCCGAGGCCGTGGCCTGGGGGTGCGTGGACCAGGTGGTTGAGGCGCCGGGGGATAGGGAAGGACGGAGCGGCGTTCAAACTTGA